CTTGGTCTGTGGTTAGTTTGTTTGACATTTTCTCTCACTCTTTCTGTCTGTGTGTGTGTGTGTGTGATAGCAGTATCCTACACGCATATTTTAGGGATTTAAACCATTTTCAATTTAGTTGTTCTCGTCCATGAGAGGCGAATAGACCTTGGTACTCACACCCAACAAATCCGTTTCAAACACTTGGACTTCACTGCCTGGCCGTCGAAAAACCTGAAAGCGCCTTGTAAGCTCGCTTTCCATAGCCAAGGCCTCTGGGCTTGGTGGTGGATGGCAGTCACGGGGTGTGGGAGTTATTTCTATGTCCTCCCAGATTGCGTAAGCCTCTCTGATCTTTCGGACGATGTAGTAATCCTCCAGAAATTGGGCGTGTTTCAGGGCCTTGTCAAGCGTAGCAAGCTTTGGTCTGCTCGCATAAGGCTCATCATTAGCCCAGGAGCAGACGTCTGAATACGCTATAGAATGATCGATCGGATATGGGTCGTATGGTCCACTCATGCAGCTCTACCTTCATGTGAGCGTAACACTAGTTTTTGGTTATCTGAACTGGTTTAGCCCAAATTCAGCTCTTCGTCCCGCTTCAGCATTCGCAGGAAATACGCCTCTTGTTTGTCGGTATTCGTTTCTGGAAACGCAGGTGCCCAACGACCACCCTTTTGACGTTGGTCAGCGTATTTAGCTTTATCGAAAAAACTAACTTGTGTCAAAGCTGCCTCGGGCGTCGCTGAGGTCCCTGCCGTCGTATGCGGTGCCTCATCCGCTGTTGTTTCTGTATCAGGTTCGGTCATATCTTCCATGTCAGTAAGTATTTCAAGGCATGTAAACGATGCCTGGCAAATATTTCAGGTCATTGGTGTTGAATCACCAACAATTACTCGGACAAATAATCTGGGGAGCCGTAAGGCCCGCACCCAGGTTCGGTTACGTGAACTGTCATTTCCTTTTGTCCGTCCTGAAGCTCAATAAATTTGACTTCGCCAACAACTTCAACTCGACCGTCATCACTGATTCTGCTTTGGCGGAAGAAGGACGCATATTCAGTTGGGAGGTGGAGAAAGATTCTGTCTCCTGCATGAGGAACGATCGGCAGCGTCACCTCACAGAAAAATCCAAATGGACGGTGACAGCACCTTCCCTCATTTTTGGAAATCTGGACATGGAGTTCCCTTGCCTGAAGGCTCTCATAGTAGGCGATATTTAGCGTATGCATGTATTATGCCTTTCAGGCAAAGGTAAAGTAATTTTCGAGGACATCGCCATGCGGGATAGCGAGACACCACAAATCTGAGTTGTGTAGAAACTCAATCTCAATCATGGTTGCAGGATCAATTTCGTCCGTGAAGCGTCTAAATCCCCAGATCATCATGGTGGTATCTGCTGGAAACTCTGTAGTCACCCAGGAGTCGTGTTTCTTATAAAAGACAAGTTCACGACTCGTAAAGGCTGCTGTTCCAGGCTTGAGTGTTTCACGAAAATTCATTAGTAATTCCGATTCTGCATTGTTGCTGAAGTTTGGTGACGACGTCCGTGGCCCGCTCTAGAAGGCTTTGCCTTATAAGCCGACTTGTTTTTGAAGCAAAGTTCTGAGCAACACGGCTTACCCTTTTTCGTAATAAACATGGGAGAATCACAGTTGTGACAGGACTTGACATCCCTGAGTGCACGCCAGCAGTCACGCATGCGCTCGTGCATACGATCACAAATGGCGCTGACCAGACCGACACGGTTGACTCGCTTGGCCTTGACAAGGCCACGATCGGTACCATTCTTGGTACGTCGAACGAGACAGACACGAATGGCGTCGTGCCCCTTGCCTCGGACTAGACCCTTGGTCTTGTGAATGCTGGTGAATACCACCACTCGGATGTCCGCATCGTCGTTACGGGGACGCTCAAAAACCCGCTCCATGCACTTGGGACCTGGGTCGATTTCCTTGAACCCACACCTGACCAGGCGAACGAGAACCTCGCCTGCGAGGTAGGACTGAGAGATCGCACACTCAGGATCATACTTGACTTCATTCATCTTGGACTCCTCTGTGCCTTGACGATGGACCTTACCCATCGCATGACATCAATTTTGCGCCGAAGCTCTTTTTTCTGCTCCGAGGTCGGCTTGAAACCAGGCTCGGACGAGTGCATCTCACGGTGCAACAGCTTTATTGCCTCGGTAATTGCCATCAATGTATCGGCCTTGGCCTGACCGTACCCTGCTTTGAAGCTGCTGCCCATTGTTTTATTCTACCACATTTGGAGATGGCTTTGAACTATTTTATGTTATTCAGGAAACAGTTGAGTGAACATCTCCGAGGTTACTCTCCAAAGTTCCAGGTCTTCGTACTTTTCTCCGAAAAGGTACCAACACTTTGTTCCACCACGATATTCAACAGCAGGACCATCGGTCCTGTGTTTCTTACCATTTAGATACCAATGTTTGGTTCCATCAAAACATTCAACCGCAGGACCATCGGTCCTGTGTCTTTTATCATCCAGAAACCATTCCTTCGAACCATCCGAAAGCTCGGTAGCAGGGCCATCGGTCCTGTGTCTCTGACCATCCAGATACCAATGTTTGGTTCCATCAGCTTTTTCAATTGCAGGACCATCGGTCCTGTGCAACTTGTCATCCAGATACCAATGTTTGGTTCCATCAGCTTTTTCAATTGCAGGACCATCGGTCCTGTGCAACCTACCATTCTGAAACCATTTTTTCAAGCCATTAACATATTCAAGGGCAGGACCATCGGTCCTGTGCAAGTTGGTACCTAGGTACCAACGCTTGGTTCCAGTGTTGTCTTCGAGGCACACAGGTTTATTTGACTTGTTGTTCATTTTCACCTACAAACTTAGAGAGCAGACACTGTATTCCCTAAAGTCTCGGCATCAGTCACAAGAGTTGGCACGCTGATAGCGAAATGCCACCATACTATCACCTAGATCAACAAAGTGCACCCGAGTGCCATAACCAGCAGGATGATAACTCTTGTAGTACTCATCTCGCCAGGTCTCAGCATCAACAAGCGAAGCTAGGCCGACTCCAGAGACTCCGAAGCCATTAGCGGAGCCCACTGCCACTGCACCATTGCGCCTGACAGCACCTTGCCGTAAACATTCAATGTAAACCTCACGGGCAGCCTCGGTACTCATCGTGGTTTTAGACACACGGTCTTCCACTGACGGCGACTTAGCTGCCTGGTCCAAGGTGTAAACAGTCACATGTTCACTGTTGACAACTGCGAAGGCAAAGGCTGCGCTGACCGCAGTGTCCTTGCACCTGAGGATAAGGTAGTGGACGGATTCAGACATTGATATCGTTCTCCAGGATAATTGCAGCGTGATATGCCAGGAAAACAAGGTTCATGGGTGTGTCGACAAAATGACGAACGATCTCGTCCAAGGACATTCCCAGGCCAAGAGCCCCACGAATACGGTTGATGAGTACTTCATCCATACCCTAATAATACCACACTGAGCCAACAATTTGAACCGTATTTGCTATATGTCGCCCTCTAAACCTAGGTCTAAGAAGCCTTTCTTCTATTGTTTTAGGTTCTTTTCTGAATCGGTGCCGAAGATTAGTTTCCAGGCCATATTGAGGCCCACAACCACCCCTTTGCAATAATCGTAATATTCTTTATCTTGGGGCCTAGGTTTAGTCAAAAAATCGCCATCGGACCTCACAAGCAGGCTGTTGGCTTTCTGATCGTAGAACGTCATTAGACGTTCCAAGGAAGCTCCTAACATGCCATGGTCTTTACACCACTTTTTACGGATATTGAGCTTCAGTGTTTTCTGTGCCATCGTGATACCGCCAAACTAAAAGCGTTCACAGATCTAAAACAAACCCCTCAATTTGACCCGCTGGAATCAGAAGTGGCTTTTGCAAAATACACCGCTGAATTTCTAGGCGAATAATGTCACACAGCTGGTAATTTTTGTCTACAACTGCCTGCTCGTAGAGCTTAGATAGCTCCCCAAGCATCTCTGATGCTTCCGCTGTCTTTTCCAAAGTTTTTGTTGCCGTCTTGTTGTTCATCCGAACCTCCAAGATTAGTGTAGCGCAATTCGAGCGAAGTATTAACTGCCTAGTTGTGCTCGGACAAGTCCAAAACCTGAAAATACTCACCAAACTCGGCTGGAGTCACGATTATATCGTCTACGATTGGGTGTTCATGATAATTCAGCACTAAGACCTGATAATGCAAATATACATCATTAAAGGGTCGCACCTTCACAAACATGCAAATCCGATCTTTCATGATCACGTTATCACCATGCGGGAAACCCGTACCAATAAGATCGGTTCTAGAACGAAGCAGGGTCCCTGGAGCTGGTGTCACATAAGGTAACTATGTGCCCTAATTCCTGGACGCCTCAAACTAACAGGGCGAAGACTCATGCCGATGGTAGTTCAGGCGCAAACGGACATCCTGTGCTCGTATACTGTCGCCATCAGGGATAGGAACAAGTCGGAGCATAGAATGCCGAAGCTCGCCTCGCTGCGGGTCTTTGAAGGCCGCTGCCCTCGTCTGGCCTCTGAGGTCCCATTCATACATAAAATTGGTGTCTCGAAGGTTCCAATACTTCGCACGTTTTGCGCCTTCTTCAGACGTGCCTTGCCCGCATGGGCGACAAATCTTTGTGGAAACATGCATTGCCCTCGACTCACGGAGTTTCCGACAAACCTTGCAGCGCCTTTTAGTTGACATGCTTATATTACATCACCTCGGGAGGTAAATTTGAACTACAATCTAGCTTTAGCTACAACAGGTCTTCCCAGCGTGATTTGTCAAATTTAGCCTTTACACGATCAATCCAATCCTGAGACTTGATCTTAAACATATTTGGCTGATTAAACCGTTTGGTGGGATTCGCTTTGCAAATCACGCCCTCATCAGTCATCCCAGGAAGTGTGCCATCAACAACCTGGCTTCTAAAAAGTTCATCTATAGGACCGTGATATAGCAAGTCAGCTGTTTCGATAGGTGCCTGCTCAAATAGGCCAACAAATTCCTTCGGAGAAAGATAGTCCCGCCCAGAAATACTGACGTCAAACAGAGTCACCCTGTGAACATCGTCTGCCACATGACTTCCAGCGAAGGACTTGTCACCCCAGAATTCAAAGAAACAGGTGGCCTGCTCAATTTTTGCGCCGCTAAAGACCTTGCGGAATTTACCGTCCGTAGCCTCAATCAGCCCTTGTGCCAAGTACAAAAGCCCCTGGTCGCTACCAAGGAGTCTCTTACGAGTTCCAAACTTATGGAATCCTCGCTTCATAGACCACTTAGCACGGACGTTGGAACCATCCAGCTTGTCGAACACGTAGAATTTAGTTGGGCCCTTCTTGGGCTTTTTAGGGATTGTTGGGTATTGTTTCATGGCCAGCAGTCGCAACCTGGGTTTCCGCAGCCTTGAAAAGGAATGTCATGCCAGCCGTACATCTCATGTAGATGCCAACAGCAATATTCCTGATTGGCCTGAACTTCGTCTTCACAGGTCTTGTAGTCATCGGTGTAGCCGCACGTCTTAGGTCGTAGTGGCAATTTAGCGTTTGTTCGATAGGGTCCAATATTAGTCATTAAATGCCCACTGGAGCTTCTCCACTAAGTCACGCTGTTCTTCTGTCAGGTCAACCGCTTTTGGCACCTGGACTTCATATTCCACTACCATGTCACCACGTTGTTGAGAACGTGGATGAGGCAAGCCCATTTCTGAAAATCGTTGAACTCTACCTGTCGACAAACCTGGTTCAACAATTACCTCACGCTTCTTTACATCACTATTTGATAGAATAGGTATTTCTACTTTCCCACCGAGTACGCACAGGGTGTATGGAAGTTGAACCTTTTGATATATCTCTACCTCATCACGCTCAAATATTTGGTGGTCTGAAATTTTGATTTGGATGTGGAGGTCTCCAGGCATTCCGTGTATGCTCCTACTTTCATGACCCTTGCCTGGGACTCTGAGTAAGTCCCCAGTCTTTACGCCAGCGGGAACTCTGACTGTGACCTCTTCTGTGACCTTTTGAAACCCTGAGCGGGAGCAGGTCTTGCAAACCTCTTGGATTACCTTTCCTTCCCCTAAGCAGCCTTCACAGGTGCTTTGCATCCTAAACCCACCTCGGGTTTGTGTATTCACGCCTAGCCCATTACAAGTATCACAAGTTTTTACAGCGTTGGGACCATCACCAGCTCCACTCCCACCACAATCCACACAGCGCTTCATCCGACCCAGATTGATTTTCTTAATTGTTGCATCAAGCACATCCTCAAGATCCAGGGTGAAGGAAGCACGAACGGACTGGCCACGTTGGGGAGGTGCTGGTCGACGTTGGGCCCTTTGGTGGGGATTGCCTGCAAAACCCATCTCCCTGAGGAAATCGTCTAAGTTGATCCCGCCAATATTCGGACCGCTGTAACCAAAACCCTCGGGCATCTTACGTTTCATGTCGTATTCTCGGCGTTTATCAACGTCTTGAAGTACAGCGTAGGCTTCAGAGATTTCTTTGAACCTCTCTTCAGACTCGGCATTGCCCTGATTACGGTCAGGGTGATGTTCCATCGCAAGCTTCCTGTAAGCTTTTTTGATAGTCGTTTCGTCTGCATCCTCAGAAACATCTAGAGCTTTATAGTAATTCTTCATTGTTCGTTTCCAAGCTTGCTTTTCATGTGCTCATATAAGCCAGTGTTATATTTGGAAAAGGGGTTGTGCTCTGCTACCAGCTCTTCCCACGTTGCCCAGCGAATCTGTATCCCCGCTTCCTTTTGAAAAGGTTCGTTGAAATCGGCCCTGGGGCTAATGTCTTCCGCATAACAAAAGTAAACATGCATTTCATATGGCACGTCACCTTTGCACGGACGAATATAAACTAGTTCTATCTCTTCTACCTCAAGCCCGATACCTGTTTCTTCAAACACTTCACGAATACAGGCTTCTATATTTGTCTCCCCTGGGTCGACCTTGCCACCTGGGATACCAATCCTATCAAACGAGTTCCTGCGTGAAGCTGTGAGAACCTTGCCATCCGATTTGCGGATCAAGAGAATGCCTGATGCCTTATTCATCTTCTGGGTACCGTTCCAGCTCAGCCCAGTCCCCGCCGAGGAACTCTTCAAAAATAACACGAACAAGCAGCATGCCGCCCTGTTTTCTATCCACCATGCGTCTGTAAGACTTCATGCCTCTTTTGAAGTCAAATTCAGAGTCATAGAGGTTTTTCTTTTTTTGACGCCAGTTACTATTAGCCAGGCGAGTCCAGAAGGTAATACGAAATACTTGTTCAGCCATATCAGTAAAATGTTTCCAAGGCAGGTGGGCATCCACCAGACTTAAATATCACAGTAAAATTTGTCACAAACAACACACTTTACTGCAAACCCGACACAGAAAAGCTCACCTGAGCAAGCCCTACAATGGCCACGCCAGGCTGGCTTTAAGATTTTGAACCTAACTTTGCTCGAATTGTAAAATGTAAATTGTTCTCTATACCCAACACCACAACCATAATATGTGCCAGCTTCATTAGCCCAAACCAGCGCCAGCATAAGAACGGTCCTTGTTTCTACCCCTACTCCCTTTGTGCAAGTACCTACCACCAAGAAATGGTAGATTCTTGAGAAATCACTGTGGATAAGAATATCACCCACAAGAATTTCTCGTGGCTCCTTGGTCAGGTGCCTAGACATTACTGCAACTTAGAAACAAAATCGTAGATTGCTATGCCTGCGGCAACTGCTTGGTTGTAATCGTTGTGTACACCGAACACAGGAATAGTGACTACGGAATGCGCCTGCTCAATTACACGGTCGGGAACACCAAATTTCTCAGAACCGAAGAATAAAATTGGGTTCTCGGGATACTCAAAGTTTCGAATGTCCTTTGTTGTAAGATTGTGTCTCCGCTCGAAAGCAATAATGTTACGATCCTTGTTCCTCGTGAGGAACTCAGTGAGAGTCGCCTCTTCAATTGACTCCCATTTGTGGGTGCCCATTCCTGCCTTTTTGTAAAAACTGGTGAAATCTACCATCCAGACCTTCTTGGCCAGGAAGTTGTGAGCTACACGTAGGACTGAGCCCATGTTGTAGTAGTTTTCCGAGCTATATACTGCAACTTCAAAGGGATGTCGAACATCATCAAGTGCAGTGCGAATCTCTTCAATAGAGAAGTCGCTTATATCTGGAGGGGTTGTCATCTTATTTGACCTGTGGCCTAGTCGTTATAACCCTGGTAAACCCTTGGCTTCTTCAGGCGATAGGTAATACGACCACGAGTCAGGTCGTAGGGGCTCACCTCAATCTTTACTCGATCGCCAACGAGTAGTTGAATCCTGTTCTTCCGCAGCTTTCCCGCAATTGTGCAGACAATTACCTGCACCTTTCCTAGCGGGTCAGTTAGATAGTCGCCTTCGCTATCCAGCGGCTGAACCTTGAAAATGCCCTTGGTTGAGTGGACGATGTCGCCCTCTAGCTCAATGTGTGTATCGCTCATATGGTGATAATAGCCTTTGTGTTGGTTCTTTTGAACCGTTTAAGAAGAAATCGGCGTAGCTTCGAGATCATGTCTCGGTACTGTGAAGATTCGCTCGCCCCAGAGTACTTTTGCTCGACCTTTTGAAATTGTTTGGAGGTATAACACTATTTCCCCTTCAGGGATAGGCCTTGATTGGGTCCAACCATCAGACTTGGAGTTCTGGCGAAGGCCAATAGTGCCATACTCCTGAAGTATGTCTTCCAAATCACTATCAGCAATCCAATCCCTGATGGCTTTGCACATGCTGATCTTGTAAAGCTTGCCCTTATACCTTCTACAATGGTTTCGTTTGGTTATTTGTGGGTCAATCATACAGTAATCATCGTGGGCCAATGAGTTGGCACTAATTTTCTTGATTTTGCCTAAGCTAAAAGCCATCACTTCACCGCCTTAATCTTCTCTAAGAGATCAAGTGTTTTAGCGTCACCCTCACCACCACCAATGCCATAAACCAGGGCAATATCAAGTTTTTGACATAGCTCACGCTCGGGTGTATTGCCCTTGACCCTCAGACCCCCATTGCCAAAAACGTTAGGCTTAATGCGGCTCAGAGCTTCACAAACAGTGTCATCCGAATCATCAACAGAAACGACTTCAGAAACACCTTTGATGGCTAAGAGTATCTCTTTGCGCTCATGCCACGGCTGAAGGCAGTATCCCTTGCGTCTTATTAGCCACTCATCCGAATTAAGAATGACCACAACCCTTCCAAAGTGAACTGCGCCTTGCAACATTCTCACATGGCCAGCGTGAATACAATCGAAGCCTCCCGACAGACAAATTATTGATGACTTCATTTTACTCACCCACACCCACTTTCAACTGCCCCAATAACCTCAAAATGAGGAGGGCCCAAAACCTGGTAGCGTCGCTTGCTGCGTTCATCCAATTTCCAGTGGTATTTGCACTCTACATACCACTGTTGATCTTCGTAAAAAATGATAAGGCCTCTTAGTGGGCCACTTTCGTTCTTTACTCTCTCAATAAGCAAGACTGGTTTTTTAGGGCCTAAGTGACTCTGGTGTGTGAACGACTCTTCTATGTTTTCTGAAAGGGGCCATGGCCTATACAATGCAACCCAATCGCTCTTTGACCAAATCACCTGCCCAGGTATAAGCAGGTGATACGGGTCTAGTTTTCCGACTTCTATTACGGTATTCATGACACAAATGGCTCCTTAGGCTCCTTGTAGTTAAGCCAGCGGCAATATTCGTTACCACAACTCGGACACGCAACCCACCCATGGCTACTTACAAATTTCACGCCACAGGCGTTTGGGTTGTGTGCGTGTGATTCACAAACAAAAAGCTTGCCGCCTCGCTTGGTGGCCTTCCTTATCTTTCGGTCATAAACACGTTCGGTCAGACTTTTACCCGCCGTCCGCTTGTTCTTCTTATTCGGCTTTTTGTTCATATACGGGTGATTTTGTAATTAATAATCTCAACGCCATATCGGTCGAGCAGTTCACAGAGAGTCTTGCGGAAGCCCAGCACATTGACTGGTTTCATATTGGTCCTATAAGTCATAGTGGCAAGAAGTCGCCCCCCTTGAATAAGGGTGCCTTCGCCTCGCTGATTTAGTCGAATACTGAAAAACTCTTCCAGCTCATTCAATTCTTCTTTAAGTCCCCTGGGGAATACGACAAGCGGGTAATGATAGTGAACTACTACCAAGAACTGTTTAGGCACAATTACGTATGGTTCAAACTCAACAGGTGAAGACGGCAGCCGATTCTTTTTTCGAACACCAGAAATAGACGAGCGTTGCTGAGCAACGTAGGCCTCCCTGAACTTAGTTGCTTGCTCCACGTTCTCGTCAGCTTCGAGCCGCATGGTTTGTCGCAAACTGCCTAAGGCATTTTTTTTCATTACTTTCATTGTCCCTCACTTACTCGACACTAACACTACATGTTGTACCATTCCTGGCTTTGAGTATGAACCCAAAACTCTTCTAGGGAAAGGTATCAGTGGAGTAAAATGGTACGTGTCTTAACGCCAGAACAGTAGTGAAAGTAGTAGGGCTGTCAACAAGACAAAAAGCATTAACAGTTCAGCTATCTCAGCCTTTTTTTCCTGTCTTATGCGTTTCTCTTCACGGCCTTGGGATATAAGCCGACCTCTCTCAATGATTTCCAAGAGAGTCTCGGAAGCCTCTGTTTCGCTGTGTTCTTCATTTTTCATGCTATAAGGAAAGCAAACACGAACCTGTCGCTAAGCATAGCATTCCGACAAACACTAGCAAATGATATCCCCTTAGCAAAAAAGTCTTTACCTTTTGAATTCGCAGAGAGCACCGAGAGCTTCTTCATCCATCCAAACAGTAGCGACGTCGCCATCGACGTTCGTCGCCAGGAATTGTATACTCCTTGGACCTTTCTTCCACCTGCGGCGAGGACGACCAAGAAAAATCATGGCCAAGGTTGGGTCTGCTGTAAATGGTCTTGAGTAATGTTCAAAATCCTTCCTCAAGATAGGGGAGTAAAAGTCCATTGTACCAAGTCTAAATGTATAAAGAGCCCCAGGTTTTGCCACCTTGAGAAACTCGATGGCGAACTTCCCGAGTCGCTTGTCTTCCTCGATATAACCGAGTTCTGCCTGTTCTTCTCTTGGAACATCCCAGGTCATGAGCTGTTTCCTAGCTTCCTGAACTTCTTTGCAGGGTTCGTCACTTTCATCACACCATATTCCCCATCATCAATTGAGTAATAGGCACGACGAATGCCGTAGTTGTAGAGTACATGCTCACAAATTTCACACGGCTTAGCCATGCCCAGCCCCCCAGAAGCCTTGCTACGGACCACGTATAGCTTTGTACCTCTAAGGTCGATCTTCGATCGTACCTGAAGAATGCAATCCATCTCGGCATGTGTGGACAAGCAATAGTCTCGTTGGCCACGAGCTACATCTGCGAAGTGTTCGACGAACCCATTTGTTGACTTCTTGTTGAATCCAACGCTGAGAATGCTGCCACCCTTTACAATAAGGGCACACAAAAAGTACTCTAGGCCTTCGTCATATTCATGGTCGAGAGCAAGTTTTTCCGCTGTCTTCAAGTGCTTCAACATCTTTCCTCGCCGCTCAAGCAGTCCGTGAGGGCCTCACCATCTGTTTTACAGGGCACCAAAGCATCACCCCAATCAGATTTCCGAAACCCAACCTCAAACACCCTATCCCCATAAATAATGTTGTAACTTTCGACAATGTCGGTTCCACGAAGCTCGGAGCTATCACGATTGTGCCCATCAGTCCAGATGCGTCGTTTTCTGAACGCCACTAGCCTTTGGTCGTTCCCTCTGCCTACCAGCATAAATACGGCACCCTTTGGGAACTTATAGCCTCTCCAGGCACCGACCCGCTGGCGATGGCTGTCTATTTGAACTCGGAAGGCTCTCGTGGTTCGGTACAATTTCCCAAATTGTGGCTCCACATAACTCATTTCTCGACAATTGCCCATGTTTCATTATAGTTTATTCGGAAGGGGATGTGAACCGTTTAAACAGGCCATTTCCTTATGTTTGCCTACTTTCCTTCGTATACCCAGATTTGCTGCTCTCGGCCATTAGGCCTTTCTTTAGCGAGGCACCGTTTCAAGATTTTGGCACTGTGCTTCTTATCAAGCCCACCAAGCCCACAACCAATCCATGGCATAGTAACTACAGCCCCTCCATTCTCAGACATATCATCAAGCATTAGGTTTACAGAAGACTCAATAGCCAGGTAACTAGCTGGATTTCTCCAGTGGGACTTTATCGCAAGGTTGTATATCTTAATGGACAAGAATTCTTGCTGCCTAAAGTAGCGTAACCCTGGCTGCCATGTATGGAAATCTCCGAGTATTAATCTGCCTTCCTTGCACTTAGCACGGTATTCTTCATACATCCTCGGCCAACGTTCTTTGAACTCAACCGCTATGCCACGACCCATTGCTCCCATACAATTCACACCATGAGCCAAGTAGGTCCCTTGTGTCAAATGCTCAAACAGATCCTTTTGGAAGAATCTCAGTTGCGACTTTGTAGTTTCGCTCATGGTATACCAACGCCAATCTAAGGATGTGTACTTCTCTGGTAAACCAGAGGCAACGAATCCTATCTGATTTATACCATGGTGGCACTGATTTTTCAAGAGCCATTACAAGTTCACCATGCGGTATGTTAATCATACGCCCTGAGTTGTCTGCAATCCGAGCACGCACGTAAGGGTTTAGGCCTAATGTGTCAAAGAAATAGTCTCTGTCCTCTTCATAGAAAGCATTGACAATAAGGATGTTACCAGCATTACAATGGAACACTGTTCTAGTCCTTGAACTTTTTCCAAGCCTTCTTGGCCTTCACCGAACGAAACTCCTCTGTCCCGTCTGTGTTAAAAATCATAGCAGTAAGTAGTCCGCCGAAACACGCTCCTGTATCGATTCCAACAGTACGGCCACCTCTATCATTGGTTACAATGACGGGCTCAGTAAAAGACTGCACGTCATGTCCGTAAACAATAGTTGCAGAGCCATCATAAACCTCAGTCCAGTGAACGGAGTTCTCGGGTTGAGAATAGTTCGGTCCCAATCTCATGTGTTTATATGTGTCTTTATGGATATATCGAGTAAAGATATATTCTTCTCGGCCACGCTTGTCAAATGGGACGTCACTATTCCCAGGGAGGACTCCCGCATGAACTACCAGAGCGTTGTACTCCCAAAGAGGAATGCAGTACTTCCCTTCATGAATGAAGGTAATGTCTTCTTCTGTAAGTGACTCCCAGATCTCCATTTTTTCTGAAGGGAGTCTCATCGGGTTGCGATAATGTTTGCGACCCGTGTGCGTCTTCTTCTGTTCGTGTCGCCAATAACGTAAATACTTGTCATCGTGGTTACCGATACACAATTCTGCACCGACTTCCTTGACATGGCGAATACATTCCGCAGATTTAGGACCACGGTCCACAAGGTCGCCAGCAGATATCAGTCGGTCTTCCTCAATGTCATACTCACACACTTCTAAGAGTTCCTTGAACTCATCAAGCATACCATGAATATCACCACAAATTATCGTTCGTTTTCTCATGCTTCACACCTGTGTTTTCTTTCCGCATATTCGAAGAAGGGCTAGGTGATTTGCTACTTTCAGTTAGTCACCAGGCCTTATAATACCTTAAACATAAGCAGGTGTGGAGTGTTTACCTCCTTGGGTAACGCTCTTCCTAGTTCAGTCCTTTGAGAGACCGAAAGACCAGTCCAAAGACAGCTTGATCTTCATTTCTGGAATGGCGATGTGGTTGGCCAGGTTATGCTCTAGGCTTTCTTCGGGCGTCAAAAACCAGTCTGCACCACGCTTTTCTGTTACCTTGTCATAGAAATAGTTCTTGTTTTTATGACCACAATTCTCGGCCATCATTTCATAGATGATCTGATTGAGCCTACTTGCCTCATCGGCGCCAACTTTTAGCTCGGGCTCTTTTCCGAAAGCATGTGAAGAAACATCGTGGATTAGGACAGTCGCTCTAGGGCCCATGTACCTGTGGCCTTCGGCACCGCAAGAAAACAATACAGCGCCACATGACATGGCTTTGCTTTCAACAATTGTTGCGACTGGAACCTTGCAGTTTTCAATTGTATCTACCATTGACAGCAAAGCATATACTGAGCCACCATATGAGTCGATAACAATTGGAATGATGTCCTGCTGGGAACGTAGGCAATGAGACTCAACTGCTTCAAGTTCATCTCGGAACTTTTTAGCGCTAGCCTCTGTAAACGCCCCAGTGAATGTCACGTGGGCTGGAACATCTAAAGCCTTGTCAGGCTCGGACAACTTAATTCTTGGATCAATATCTACGAGATACTTCATGCGGACTCCCTTGTAATATGAGTATAGAAAACGGGGGCCGAGAAGAACAACGGGAATCGGGCTTAATTCAAGTTTCTTAGCACTGCGAGGCCTTCATTAGAGCGATAAGGCGTTTGAGAACCTCCAGGGTCAGCTCAGCATCAAATTTAGCATTGTGTGCGCCGCTGTAGTCCAACTCAAAATGAGCTGCAAGCGAGCCAAGGCTACATTCGAGCACGGAAGGCAGCTTCCCAGCAAGGATGAGCCCGTGAGCCAGCGTTGCTGTGTCGACTCGACGGTGTGAGAAGAAGCGATTCCAATCGTCGCCCTCTGCGTTGTTGGTGGCCTTTAGGAAGTATCGCTTACAGAAACGAATGTCTAGTGACAAGTTGTGTCCTGCGGGAATCATTTTGTCGCAACCGATTGAATGTTTGCACACAAAATTCTCGAAAATCTTTGCGGCCTCAAAAAGAGGTATCGCTTCTTTGTCGTGCGCAGCTAGATCAATTTGATTGACCTCCATTGCTTTAGCTGTTACATAATAAATGCCGTTATTGGGCTTAATCATTAGGGAGATATCGTCTATTACATTTAGACCTTGGTCAAGAACCAAGCCATGCAATGTCAATAAACTAGTTTTAGGGCTTGTTCCACCCATCTCACAATCAAACAAAAAATACTTCTTCATTGGGCTCCTCATAGAATAAAGAAAAATAGCGTACAGATACACCATAGCACTACGGCGACTAAGAATATTGGCCAAAGGTTTATGGTTTGCTCAAATTCAACTCGCCGCTCACCAGCCATTATGGTTCTCAATTCCTGGTTTTCATCTTCCAGTTTTTTTACGTAATGGAGGATTCTGTCTCCACGATAGTCATCTGAGTAAACCTCAAGGAGTTTTGGCCCTTTCCAGAGACCTAGATTAGGCGCTTTCCAAACCTTGGCAGCTAAAACATGGTTGACTTGTGCCCTGTCACCAGAAGGAACCTTGTGTACCTGCTCCTCTCGCTTTTTTTCAAGAAGGGTTACTTGTATTTGCCTGTATTTCATTCTCATCTGACTTGATTAGAGTAACACAAGCAAGGTGAATTTTACTCCCGTTTGTTATGTTTCCTCTTCCTTACTTCAGGGCTGGAAACAAGCAAGTGAGTATCTCCGAGGTTACTCTCCAGACCTCCAAATCTTCGTACTTTTTGTCGAAAAGATACCAATGCTTTGAACCGTCAGGATATTCAATTGCAGGACCATCGGTCCTGTGTCTCTTACCATTTAGATACCAAAGCTTTGCTCCATTCGAAAGCTCGTTAGCAGGACCATCGGTCCTGTGTTTCTTATCATTTAAGTACCACTTTTTCGTTCCATCAGGGTATTCAATCGCAGGGCCATCGGTCCTGTGTTTTTTACCATTCAGGTACCAACGTTTTGTTCCGTTGGCACGTTCAACCGCAGGACCATCGGTCCTGTGTCTCTGACCATTCAGGTACCAATGTTTGGTTCCGTTGGCACGTTCAATCGCAGGACCATCGGTCCTGTGCCTTTTACCATTCAGGTACCAAGACTTCTCTTCATCAGGCCACTCGATAGCAGGACCATCGGTCCTGTGCAATTTACCATTCTGACACCATTCTTTCGTTCCATCAGGCCACTCGATAGCAGGACCATCGGTCCTGTGCAATTTACCATTCTGACACCATTCTTTCGTTCCATCAGGATATTCAATGCACGCAGGTTCATCTGACTTGCTGCTCATTCTTCGCTCCCGAATCCAGGAAACAGAAGGATTAGCATCTCGGAGGTTATCTTCCAGACTTCCAAATCCTCGTACCGTTCTCCGAAAAGATACCAGCCATGATAACCACAAATATACTCGATAGCAGGACCATCGGTCCTGTGTAATTGACCGTTTTGGTACCAAAACTTTGAACCATCAGGATATTCAACAGCAGGGCCATCAGACCTGTGCAATTTATAGCCCAAAAGCCAACGCCTCATTCCGTCGGAGTACTCGATACAATGCGGTTTAGTCTCTCTTAGCTCGTCCAAGAACATGAATCAGCAATCACCTACTACCGATTTCTTCCAAGACTCCATGTACGAGATAATATTCAACGTTCCCAAAGGGTTAGCTGAATGGACGACGTAGTCAGGAATTTCCTTGGGGTCTGCACCACGAATCTCCCAAATCTGATACAGCTCTTTTAGGAACTTCATAGTTGTATCAGCCTCACCCAGGTCATGGTCCAAACTCATAAAATCTGGTAGTTCCTTTCGGTTGGCGATTTCAACCACCCCCATAATCGAAGAACGGGCCACAATATAGCCCTCTTCAGTAGGGTTACGCACATCATCAAGAAACAGTTTCCAAGTCATTCATTTTCCCTTTCTTGTTTACACAATTCACTAGATTCCACCCAAAACATCTTGTCTTCATAAGCAACTCTTATGAGAATGGCATTATCACTTAGACGGTGCCTATCAACTACCAGGCAAAGCTCCCCATAACTGTCTTCCATGTAATATGTCTCTCCATGCGGCCTTAACCTCCTGATGTCGAGCGGAGCGCTCCTTGGGGGTCGGCGTCTTATAATAAAGTCTTTGTAGCTGCTAAGAGAGTTCCAGCGTAGGATACCCCCTTCATAGACCCACTCATTGGGCTTATGGGGCTCAAATCTTTTTCGGAATTGAACAAGTGTTCCAGGCTCCAACCAGATAGCAGATGGTGGCCAATACCTTGCCTTGAGCTTTTTTTGCTTTCGCCTTATTGTCTTCTTTGTCTTCATTTGTTTTATGCCAAATTTCCTATAGAACGGTGGGAAATAGCACAACGTCACGCAGCGACGTTTGGTTAGTCAAAAGAGCGACCAAGCGGTCAATTCCCATTCCTAAACCACTCATGTTCGGCATGCCGTATTCCATACACTCAAGAAAGTCTTCCTCAAGCATCATGGCCTCGTCATCACCAGCACCACGAGCCTCCATCTGTTCCTCAAGTAGCTGACGCTGAAGAACGGGGTCGGTAAGCTCCGTGTAGCACTTTACAAGCTCCCAACCGTTGACAATAAACTGCCACTGTTCAACTGTCTTCCCATCTTCTGAGCGATGGGCCAACGGGCTCATGTGGGCAGGATAATCAACCAAGTAAATCGGCTGAATGAGCTTCGGTCGCACCTCGGCCTTGAAACGTTCGTCAACCTCCTTCCAGTCATCCAACTCAAATGGGTCAAATCCTCCCAGCTCAAGACAGACTTCTTGATAGGTTTTGACAGGGGGGTCACTGAAATCTAGCTCTACTCCCTGATAGTTTAGAATGTAGGTAGTTTCGTCGGCTCCATCCTTAGGAAGGCAGAATTCAAAAATTCCCTTTAGCAGCCCATTAAAAAACTGTAGATTGTCTTTGTAATCCCAATGGGCCGCATACCACTCCACAGATGTAAACTCCTGGAGATGGGAGGGGTCCATGCCTTCGTTGCGGAATTGCTTGCCTATCTCAAAAACTCGGTCGAAGCCTGCTGCAACTGTCCTCTTGAGATAGGTTTCAGGTGCAATCCTCATATGCAGGTATGCGCCCAAGGCATTGTGGTGTGTAACAAAAGTCTTTGCCTGAGCCCCAGATGCACTCGGCGAAAGAACTGGGGTCTCCACTTCCATGAAGTTCTGCGTGTCCAAGTAGAGCCGCATGAACGAAATTAGTTGACTTCGCAACCTAAAGCGTCGCTTTACTTCAGGGTCAAGGGCGATATCGAGGTAGCGCTTACGGAGCTTCAATTCGGGGTCAACAATCCCAGCCCACTTGTTGGGGAAAGGGTGCATTGAATGGCGCAGCGCCATGAAGTCTGTATCAACCAAGACAGTAAACTCGCCTGTGCTTGAAGTCCACATCTGTCCTGAAATAGCAATAAGCGAGCCCATCTTGATAGACTTTACCCACTCCTTGTAAGTGTTAGGTGTCTCTCGCATGTTGAAAGAGAACTGAATGACACCCTCTGAATCAGCCAGCTTTCCGAACGCCACCTTCCCCAGCTTTCGCCAAAAAACGACCCGACCTGCCAGTTGTACTTCTGCGCCTTCAGACTCAGCTAGAGCTGTTTCAGACGTGTGCGTGACCTGATATCCAAAGCCCATAGTAAGGGACCTCCATTAGTAATACCTCATTGTACCACGGTTATAGAGATTTTTCAACCTAATTGATTTAGTCGTCAGGTATGATTTTTACCCTCTGATTATCGATAAGGGCATCTAGTTGCGGCAGCAGTTTTATGGCCTGGCGAACCATTTCATCTGTGCTGAAATCTTTGAGCTTCGTGTCCGTACAATAAACCAGGAATTTACGAAACTCCTCTAGCAAAATCAGAGGATTTCCCTCAAAAGTTGGTAGTTTCAGAGGTACAAGTTGTGTCTTCGGCACCCAGAGATGGTCCGAATCCCCCGAGAGAAATCTAACGTGGTTTCTCTTCTCGGCAATAATGAAGACGGAATTCGGTAGTGTCTCTTTGGTTTGACAAAGAAGGTGTTTCAACGAGTTCCCGTAAAGCGTTTTCCCAATTATCGCTTTTTCGGGCGACATACGAATTCGAGAACTGAATTGGAAAAAACGTCCTATGTATGGCTTGAACTCAAGTTCCCTTTTTTTAGACATATAAGCCCTATTTGTCGAGCATCTTTCCTAGGCCATCCTCGTCAATGATTTTTATCCCGAGCTTCATTGCCTTCTTGTATTTGGTTGTCCTGGTGCTGTGTCTATAATTTCCAACAATGAGGACATTTGTCTGGTTGGAGACAGATTTCTTCCACGTGCCACCCTTAGATTCAATTAGGGACCTGTAAAACTGACGGTTTTTTCCCAACGTGCCTGTCATCGAAAACGCTAGTGACCCAAACTTATTATCAGGGTTTATCATAACCAAACGGTGTAAGTCTAGAATATTAACTTTTTGTCCTTCATGAAAAATTTGTAATACCTGCTTTCCACGGATACTAAGGCGAGCTGGAAGTGGCAAGCCGAGGATCAGCACAACAGCCCCAGTAGGCACATAGACTGGCGTGCGACTCCAGAACGAAAGGCTCGGGTTACCAGCCCATCCATCAATGCCGTGTGAGACAATTGCGAGATGGCCCTTAGGCAATTCCTGCCCTTCTTTAAGGAGTATTTCTATGGTTTTCATGTCCCAGTTCATTTCATTTGCTCGTCATACTTTGGGTTAATAACAGGATTGAAACAGTCAGCATATTGTCGAATCGAATTGGCGATTCGTTCGAGTTCACTAGAATAGATTTCCAATGACGTCACATCGGCGTCATTCCTACAATCATGGTCTTTTATGTCTTCGGCGATAGTGAGTAGTTCCTGAACACATTCAGAAAACGCATCAATGTCCTGAAAGGTACTGTTTTTGACTTCTTTATGCAGGAAAAACTTTGAGATCCAAATAGCAGAACCTTCATGATCACAAACTCTAACCCTTGTATTCGTCTCATCTAACACAAGCACGACCTCGCCAAACTGCTCTGAGGTATATTCAGTCCTATTTTGATTTAGGGTGGATGGATACCCAGGAATGACCTTATGTTTCCGCAAGGTAAACATTCTACCGAGGAACGGCTTGAATCGAGGGTCATTCCGTTTTTTTGCAGGCATATTAGGAGTTCTATGGGGCAGGTGATGGCTACACTTACTATTAGTAGGTAGTCTCCTCGGAGTCCCTCTTTTCCTATGTGACTTAACTGATATTGCTGTAACTTAGCTAACTGCGTCAGAAGCCGACGTAGGAACTTTGCCCACTTCTCATACTTCGTATTTCTTTAGTCGCAATCAGACCTTAGGTCAGACATGTAGTCAGGCTGCATTTCCCGACCACATTCAGCGCAAGGCCTCATTCGTCTTGCGGGTTTTTCTTGAAGAGGGTCACGAACATCATAGGCGGCGGCGACACACATCTGAACACGGGCTTCGATATCAAAGTGCGGGCTATAAACTCGTTCGCCCTTGTACGTAAACTCCTCACGAGTCTCGTGTTGAACAGCTATCCAACATGCCTTCCATGCAGTTTCCACGATTTCTGTTGTGGTTGAATACGGAGAAACGTACCACTTCCGACAGTGTTGAAGTACCTCGCCCTTTTCTGGGTGGTCGACATCCACACCCAGAAAAACCCATTGGGCTAGGAAGCCGTCACCTTTATCCAAAAGACGAACAACCCAGTCCTTATACTTGACGTCGGCAAGAATTCTCTGAATTTCGTAGATTGATTTACGTTCTTGGGGCATCTTATGCTTCCACTTCTTTGACTTCGCTGATGGTCAGCAGCCCGCCAGCAACCTTGATATCTTCCAACAACGTCTTGTCATTGGGAATCCCCAGGGGTATTCTGTCTCTCTTTTGGCGAGGAATACGGAGCTGTTTGTGGAGCGGGTGTCTTGTTCTGATAATTGTTCTGTTGTTATACCCTGCCTCAGCCACCTTGAACTTTTCCACACACTCATGTGAAACCAGCCAAGACTCAGGAACTAGGGTAGGAAGGTAGGAAGGCGGGTTGTATCGATAGTATGTCCTGACTTTGCCTTGGACATCCTTTACCACCTCCACATTTTCTACCCAACCCTGACCGACAAAGTAGGAATCTTGTGTGGGGAGTCGTTTGTCCGTTTGTACACGACCCGTCAAATTACCTTCAAAACAATAATCAGGGTTGCCATGTTCAAACTTGATCCACCAATTTGCATTTTTGCGATTTTTGAATCGACCAAGGGTAATTGGCTCACCGCAAACTGCTCTGACCCTCATCGGCCGAGTCGCATCATCTGTCACAATGAACTCAGCTTCATTGAATTGGACGAGTTTCACCCAAAAACGAGCAAGGAATTCGGCACCTTTGGCCTTGAAAGGCTGCCTCTTCTTCTTGAGACTGCCTAGAACAGGATCGGTTGTATCGAGCACGAGCAAAGTGACGGAGGAATAGTCTTTAGCGCCAGTTCTCACATATATTTGATCAATCAAAAAAGTTGAGCCCGCTGGTAAGGTTCTTTTATATAACTTACCAGCTTGACCCCAGGGTTTGACCTTGCGACTATCTGCCTTGTAAAGCTGTGAGTTTCTAAGTTCTACATGGACATCAAATGTCCAATCCTTCTCCAGTTTTAGTTTGGAACCGATTTCGGGAACAAATGCTTTAGTCATTAAAAAACCTGTTTATAGTGTCCAATGACGTTGAACCCACGTTTTCTGAGGTATGAGTTAATTCGTGCATAGACTAGTCCAACGTTCAACTGATCCGAGCGCAGGCCGCCACGTGAATCCAAACCGCAATTTAGTTCAACGAATTCACAACTCGGAACGAAGTCATGTGTTGCTCCTAACTCTTCAATTGACTTTTCAGTGGAGCCAAACCCCCTAATAAAAGGCGGTGGTAAGCACCCTCGACGGAAACGGTAATGTTATTAGTGTCGAAGTCGCCGCCTGACCCACCTACTTCAGCTTTACAAACTAAGGGCATCGCCTCAATTGCTGCTTTAAACTCTTCTGTTTTCCAATCAGCCATCTATGTCTCCTCTATCAGTATAACAAATTTCAACGGGCCAATAAACCCAGTTTTGCTTCTAGAAGCTCAAGCCTTTTCACGATTCGTTCAAATGAATCTACGGTATTCACGCAGCGCCCCGAACCAAATGAGAGGCGCATCATGCCAGCATTACGTCGCCGCTCTTCAACGCTGAAGGTTCGTAGCGCCCACTTGACATCTTCGATGTCACGTTTTAGTTCTGACACTTATTCACCTTTTCCTTCTTCACACCACGCTCTAAACCTCTTGGGGCCGAGCATGGCTTCAACAATATCCTGGACTAGGTCTTGGGCATCCCCACTGAGGCTGTCCCAGCCAAGAGATGCAATTTCAGCAGCCTCTTCGACGTCGCCATCGTCGGAGCAGTTGAACTCACATTCCATGTGAAAGCCCTGACGAACGATGGCTGCCTCTACAAAAGCTTTGGCGCCTTCAAAAGAATCATGTGAGGAATTCTCCCCGCCACAACAGTCTTCGCTCCACGTGAAAGTGGTGAACCTTACCTCGCCCGCAAAAAACATGGAGTGCCGAATTTGACCAGCATGGCAACCATGTGGTGTATACAGATCGGCATCATGCCTGGCGTATTCGGGACTAGAGAAACCCTTGCGACCGCTCACCCAATACCAGCCCTCTGGAAGCGTCTTTGTGGGAGTGCTACTCATATTTGGCCTTCAGCTTGGTGAGCTGCGCTCGCTCTTCCTTCTCTTTTTGGTCTCGCTCAGACTGATCCCAGTCCTTGAAATCCTGCGCCAATTGCGCATGCCACTTCGCCCTGAGGACTTCCATTTCCAAAGTGTTGACCTCAACAGTTTCCTTGACAACCTTATAGTCACCGAAATCACTCTGACAACTATCCAAAGTCACCAAGATGTCATCTAGGTATTCAGACACCTTGCACTCGGGTGGGAAGTTATTCATGACAATATTCAAGACATTCTCAAGGGCGACCTCCGTAAGAAGGTTTACAGCCTCTTCCCCAGCACCCAAAACTCGGGCGACAGCCCTTTGGAAGTTGCCCGCATCCAGCTCATCTTGATTGATAAGACCGACATCGTGTCCAGCCGATTCGGCAGCACGACATTCCTCAAGAAAGGCGGAATCGACCTTTTTTGATTCGGATAGTTCGCTTGGAAACAGAATTAGCACTTACAACACCTCACGTTTGTTCTCTCATCCTGCCTGCATTACAACATCAACTTCTTCGATTTTAGAAGAAAGCCCGAAGTCACTCTTGAAAGCCTCAATTGAGGCTCTGTCGTTTGAGCAAGCAGACATCTCATACTCACCAACATTGCTGTATTCGCTCTCGTTTACTACATGAACAACAAATTGGTCCTTCTTCCAAACATAGCCATATAGCGTCCCGTCCTTGCCAATATTTGCGTCGCAATATTCTGGGTGGTCTGTAGCAATAGCCAGACGCCATCCATTGATTTCGGCTTCCCTGCGTGGCTCGGCTTCAATCTTCAAGTATTCGGCTTCGTCTTCTTCAAGTTCACCGACTGCCCATTCATCAGGCATTGTCATCAACTGCTCAGTTAGGCTGAAGTCTTCCATCCCACTCTGGCTTGTTTCCAGAAATCTGTGCATCACAAAAGGTACCACATCTGCCCAAACACTATGTCCCATATCTACCTATCAATCACCAGGGTTTACGTAAAAATCCCAAACATCTATCTGACCACCCTGCGGGTCATTCTTGGGTCTCGTAGCTATTGTGCGACGAGCATAAATTATATTTCCACCTTCTGAGATAAATTTCATCTCAGAGAAATTCTGATCGGACTTAATCTTGTCCGCAAGCATGATGAGCCACTTGGTGGGCATCCTAAGGTCTTGGTCCATATGCAAACATTACCACAGAATGCTCAGGCTTTGAATGGTTTTGAGGAATTATCTGGCCAAGGCCAGAGCATCACTTTGGTATGAACCATTCTGTTCCAGCCCGAGGGCCACAAGTTCTGCTTCAGTTGCATCCCACTCAACGTAGTAATAACAACATTCTCGTCCAGAATCATTTGCATCTGTAATAACACCACGAAGCTTCATTAAATCTTTTTCGTGCTTGCGGCGTGACCACCAACCCTTCGAGAACCTCGCTCTGTTACCATCATCAAAAAAGTTTCACTAGCCATTTTTATCCCCTTTCGGGAGGGTTTTACTCGGGCTCCAACAAATCGCCCTGGATGTCCATGTCGAACTCCATATAGCCTGGAGCGCTCATCTCAAACAATTCTTCAAAGTCAAGTTTTTCGGTGTTGTCCCACTTTACTGCGTGGTAATCACACTCCCGTCCCGACTCATCCGTTTCTGTGATTGTACCTCGGAGAGACTTGAAAATCTTTTGTGCTTCTGGCGTGCACTCTGTAAAGGCACCATCCTGGAAGCGAACACGGTCGCCTGGACCAAGTAAAAAATTCTTTTTTATGCATGTTTTCCATTTCTATGTTTTTCATTTCTATGTCTAGATTTCTGTTGTTCATTCTTCGCTCTCGATTCCAGGGAACAGGAGGACAAGCATCTCGGAGGTTATCTTCCAGACTTCCAAATCTTCGTACCGTTCTCCGAAAAGGCACCAATATTTCGTTCCGTCAGCATACTCGCAAGCAGGACCATCGGTCCTGTGCAACTTACCATTCAGGCACCAATGTTTCGTTCCGTCAGCATATTCGGCAGCAGGACCATCGGTCCTGTGCATCTTACCATTCAAGAACCATTCCTTCGAACCATCAGCATGCTCGATAGCAGGGCCGTCCGCCCTGTGTCGACTACCATTCAGCCACCACTCCTTCGTTTCATCATCCCGCTCAATTGCAGGACCATCGGTCCTGTGCAACTTGTCATCCAGGTACCAATGCTTTACTCCATCAGGTCTTTCAACAGCAGGACCATCGGTCCTGTGCAACTTACCATTCAGAAACCAACGTTTCTCTCCATCAGGATATTCAAGGGCAGGACCGTCGGTCCTGTGTCTCTTGCCATTCAGGTACCAATGTTTGGACCTATTGTTCTCTTCCCTGCACGCAGGTTCATCTGGCTTGTTGTTCATAACTCGTTATATCATAATCAAGGGTGAGGCTAAGCTTGTGTTATAGAATCTTTTTTCTCAATCTTACCAGAAAGCTCAAAATCCTTCTTGAAGGCTTTGATTGACTTCTTATCATTTCCGATAACAGCAAGACGGACCTCACCAACATCATTATATTCGCTCTCATTCAAGAGGCCAACCATGTTAGCACCTTTCCTCCAAACATGAGCCCAGATCCGACCGTGCTTTCCAAAATCGATGTCCTCATGCTTTGGGTTTGTAGTGAAAAGATGTACGGTCCAGCCACGAAGTACAGCCTCAAGCCGTGGGTTGCCTTCAAGTTCACTCCGAAAACGACGGGTTGCAGGTGTGCAGCCTGAAGCCCAATTCTCGGGCGCTATGAGCATTTGCTGCTCTTCAGTCAGGTGGTCCCAGTCCTCATTATGACCAACAACCAACACATTATGGATGACATAAGGGACTACGTCAATGTCCATTACGCACACAGCCTCTCCAACTAGTTGTTCCCAAGACGTTCCGCTCATTCATTGAACATTCCTTTTTGAACTAACTTTAGTTCTTCCACGTGGGTCATTCATAACATGTCCATTCTAACATGTCATCCCAGGCTTTTGGAATCATTCCCTGGGAATCAAACCACTTCATAAACGCAAATACAGAAACCTCATAGATTGATTCGTCATAGAGCACGGAAATCCAATTAGTTGTATCAGATTGCCCACTGTAGAACATGACCCAAACACTGTCTACAAATTGTACTGTAGAAAGGTTTCGAGTTCGAACAAACAAGTGAATATTGTTCGAATCGGTCTCAATGAGCTGGCCTGGAGTAAGATGTCGGATCAACCATTTAGCCTTCTCCTGCAAAGTGTTGTTTGCATGAATTAGCACATTGTCCACACATTACACCAGTATGCAAATCCAACCACGCCAGGCTGTAATACACCAAGATTTGGCCGTGGTTCTAGAGGGTGCGCAAATGCTTGTGCATTCTTTGCAAGTCGAAGTTTCACAGTCGGACTTCGATCCCCAGGGTGCTTTTTTACCTTACTGAGAACTTCAAAACTTGTTCCGATAGGGAAGTAAAGGGCTCGAAGAATACCATTCGGACAGCAATACGTTGTGTGATCTGATTGAATTGGGAGTGGAATACCAACGTTCTCTTCCAACGGGTGCCCATCACAAATGCCCTGTTTAATTCTGTCAGGTACTGGACACTTATTGGAAACTGGACTCAGGTGAAAACGAGTATTGGTATAGCCTTGAAATTTGCCAACCTTAGCGACCTGCAACTTCGTTCCAGGGACTACTTCAATCTTCTTGATACGTGCCATTTATTCTCCTGTTAGAGCAAGCGAAAAAGGACCATTGGTCCCTTCTCTCAGTTAAACTCAGTCCCGCCTTTTCGTACCAGGTAGGCCCCGCTCACACTCTTGAGCTGAACACGTCCAATTTGCTCATTTCTGCGCTCCACCTGTGGACGAACAACAATGCCTTCACGGATGTGGGTATCTTGGCCAGTGATTGTCTCACAGCCGTCGGTATGTTCCAACATCGCTGCCTTAGAGAACGGACCACGATAAAGAACAGGTACTCGGGGAATCGAAAGCCTTTTGCAAGCGTCGTCCAACTCAGCATCGTTCAGGTAACGACCCTGGCCAGGCGCTCCAATATACACATCAAAAATACGAAACCCAATATCGACGTCCTTATCAGCCTTCGCACCATAAGCGAGATCTTGAACTCCACCGCCGAAAATCTCGCCCACGATGTACACAGGGCGAGGGTTCTCTTCGTCCTTGAGAACACGACCGAAAGCGAAACTGATACGATTTTCCAAAGTATGGTGTCGAGCAACACGAACATATAGATTTGTTTTGTTTGCCTCGGCATCGTATTTCATAGCAAGGCCACGAGTTGCCAAACCTTTGGATGAGACAATGAGTCGACCCTCCTCGGGGTGCCCCATGTGCCTGGGCACAAGCCCGACCATGCACCAGGTGTTGTGAACCACAACACCTTCAGCAATGTAGTTATTGCCCCCGCCGTCGATCTCAAGATCGTACAAATCACTGTCACTTTCAATATATTCGACTTTAAGACAACGCATTCTTTATCCTTTTTACCACTTCTTCGCTTTGGTTGATCCAATCATATTCCCAAACAATCAAAACCTTATATCCGTTTTTGAGTAAGGCAACTATACGCCTTTCATCTCTTTTCCATTGTTGGCCAACGGTCCTGGAAATCCAAGAACAGTATTTATTCGGATCATTAAACCTTATTGGGTTACAATGAAACATATCTCCATAAAATTCTAGTATGATTTCTTGTTCGTCGAACATTCCGTCTACAAAGAAACCAGAAACCATTTTCTTACGAAGAATTTTTCGCTTAGTTTTAGTTTCGACTGCCTGCAAAAATAATTCGCACGCTTTGGACTTTCCAGTATTCTTGAAAACCTTAGCGTAGTGAAGCTTTTTTTCTTCCTCACTCATCGACGCATGGAAATTTAGTGCTGTCTGCTTTAATCTTTCACAAGCTTGCTTGTATCGTTTTTCGTCTGATTTTATCGTTTCCCATTGCCGCCGAACAGCTAACCCGTTATTGTTTCTGTTTCCTTGCCCAGCTTTACTGGCTCTTTCAATTCGAACTGACTTAGGAACATTGTGTATTTTTTTTGCAGCTCTTTTTCTACCTTCTTGAATGGCCCTTGCCGCTTCTGGCGAACGATTTCTAGCTGCTCTTTTTTGCGCACATGATTTACACCGTATTGAGATGCCATTTTCTATACGTTTTCTTACCCTGTGAAAGGGGTAAAACATTGCCACTTTACAGTCAGCACACTTATACTCTTTTATCGTTGATTTACTCATGTAAATAAGCATGTTCGTTTGCACGGAACGTGCTACATGATCGGGCTTTCAATATCTTCTTCGGGGCGAACTTCGCCTGCCTTGACCCAGTCTTTGCGATCACGTGAATAAACTGGGTGATCTTCTGTAAGAACTAGCTCTCGTCCATTTTCCATAGTCAACCTAACCCATTTTTTTTCTTCGCTGTTCGCACGTCGCATGCGACCAGTAATTGGCCTGACAACATATCCGTCAGTGTCTTCATTGTATGACCAAACACTATCGATAGTCTCATCTGCAACCACCTCTGCGATTGTGCGCTCATTTCCATCTGGCATCGTCACCAAACTGTTTTCGTGAAGACACCCATGAAGTTTCTCTGTGAAAACGACGGGTTCACCGTCCTGAAGGACGTCGGGAAATCGTCGGTAGTTTTCGATATCATACTTGAGAGTACGATTCTGGCCTGCATTGAACACCTCCCCAGCAAGATGTGTGGGGATCGGCGGCTCCCACTTGGTGATGCCGAGCGCCTCGGTGACATCAGCACCCTCTTGCCACTCTTCACGTGCAGGGTAGCAGAGGCCTTGGGACACGACGCCACGAAGACGAACAGCCTTCACACGATTTTTGTCCTTACCTGCGAGCCGACCCTCAAGCCCCATCTCCGCTAGGAGATTTTGTGGCACGAGCGCTTGTTCAGGAATATAGGCTACAAGATCGTTTGTTTGGAAAGTCCCCTTTCCAACGACCGACTGGTAATCACCCACTTGCGCAATTTCCAACCTATCTGCCTGTGGATGGCAGTAAATGAGCACACGCTCAACTATTACTGTGAATGTCGACATACCCTATAATAGCACACCTGGACCACGTTGTGAACACAATTAAGCTTTTGTGAATTAGGTCCTAAAATTCACAAAAGCAACTCCAGATGGAAGGCTTGTCACACGTTTTCGATAAACCTTTTACGGTACTCGACCTCCAGCCCTATGAGTTCAGAACAATCCCAGGGTTCATCACCTGTTTGCAGCAATATAGCTTCATATTTATTGAAGAGATTGTCGGGTGCTAGTACGGTGAACGTCGTCTCCAGGATGGCCTCGCCCCAGAGCAGCCGATGTTTCCAGTATCCGTAATAGGCAGACTTTTTGTCTACTATGCACTTGGATCCGAGATACAACGCAACATCCCCAGGTAAAAAGCAAATACAAACCCCGTTGGATGTTTTTTTGTGCCTCAGCCTGTCGTTTGCATCTGACTTTCCTGATACCACATACCAGCCTTCGTAATCAATAATAAGCTGAATAAGAGAACCCTCCTTGCCATAGAGGTCCAATCGTTCCTGGTTGCAGTTTTCGTCCGAAAACGCAAACTTCCTTAGACCGAAAAGTTCTTTGGTCATTTTCTTAGTCACTACAAGGCACCACATACTGCTTAAAGCATTCCAGGAGATCAGAGTTGTGTTTGTAACCCTCTTCCCAGGGAGCCCAGGGGGTGAGGTCAATAATAGAACGACCATAAAACTCAGCCAGCCAAACTTCCTCTTTATAGAGGACGAGCCACGGGCTTCTGAGATCGTGATAGTTCACAACTTTCGTGAATTTTTTATCAAGGTCAACAGCGACAACGAAGAAAAGTCCGCCAATCCCTATTGTACTGGATTTTTCAGGCAGACCTTTCGCTGTACGAGTTGTCGGGTAGAGCTTGATAGGCGCCTCCGTGGGCGTGAATAATTTTCCAGGTCTCATAGCCCCATCCTGTCCCAGTAGGAACGTAGAATGGACATGGTCTGAGTTAAACCAAAATTAGGGTCGACTTCTATTGAAACCCCCTTTTGGTTATTGACCCAGATTCTCCAGTCCTGGAAATCCCAGACCCAAAATCTGAATTCCCCGTTGAAGTAGCAATAATCTTGGCGCCCAAAAATTCGTTTGTGCCTATTAACACTGTTTCCTTGCCCTCCAGAGAGGTTACGACTCAATACGTTGTAAATCATACGTCTTTGGTACTCTGCGGTTGCTTCCTTGTCGCCAAAGACGTGATTAATTGCTGATACAGTGTGTCGTTCCTTATTGAACTTTTTCTTGGTCATTTCGCTTTATTAATAACCGCAAGCTTGGGAGTTTTCGAGTGTCTTCCTGAGAAACAGGTACGCTCGGTGGTACTTCTCCATACGCTCCAAATCTTGACCCCTAAGACCTTTGAGCCGAGTTATGTCTGAGTTGTCCCGCAAGTCCTCTAGCTTCACCCTAATTGCATCTGTGTTTGTGGAAAGCTGTTTGACGTAAGTCTCATAGGTATCCTTGGAATCATGTGTTAGAAGCTTGAGGGCGTTTAGAACTCGGCCCGTGAAACCTTCCTGAAGAAGCCTGTCAACAGTCCATTCGTCTGAATCTTCAACGACGTCGTGGAGTATGGCAATTTGCATCAACTCCTCATCGTTGGTCCTAAGACGCATCATGATGCGAATTGGATGTAGGATATAAGCGTGACCACCTTTGTCCTTTTGGTTTTCGTGGACTTTACTTGCGATGGCAATAGCTTTTCCCAGCATCATTCTCTCCGTTTGGTTGACTGTACTTAATAATCACTCTAGCAGCTTTCTGCGTAGAAGTAAACTAGCAAGACTAATATTCTTCCTCATCTGTGACAGGCTCTTCAGCCTCAACATCAACTTTGAGTCCCAACTCTTCAAGTTCTTCAACTAGAAGCTCTAATTTCTCTTGATATTCTTCATCTGCGGTTTCATCATAATCAAGCTCAATCTGTGCAAGTAGAGTCACTTGCATCTTTTTTGTTTTTGTCATATCAATTCCTAACAGTAGCCCGTAAAAGACTCCAATCCTAATGTATGGTACTCAAGTTAGTTTCTAAACCCATTTTCAAATTTAGGGAATAAATAAGCGAATATCTCGGAGGTTACCCTCCAAAGCTCCAAGTCTTCGTACCTTCTTCCGAAAAGGTACCAGCTCTTCGTTTCATCATCCCGCTCAATTGCAGGACCATCGGTCCTGTGCAACTTGTCATCCAGGTACCAGTATTTCGTTCCATCAGGCCACTCGATAGCAGGACCGTCGGTCCTGTGCAACTTGTCATCCAGGTACCAATGTTTTGTTCCATCAGGCCACTCGATAGCAGGACCATCGGTCCTGTGCAACTTGTCATCCAGGTACCAGCATTTCCTTCCATCAGCATGTACGATTGCAGGACCATCGGTCCTGTGTCTCTGACCATTCAGGTACCAACGTTTTGTTCCATCAGCACGTACGTGAGCAGGACCATCGGTCCTGTGCAACTTGTCATCCAGGTACCAACACTTTGTTCCATTTGATTTTTTGCAGCACCTGGGTTTGCCTACCTTATCGTTTCTTTTAGTTCTACCCACCATATCTTACACCTCAAGCAAGCTTGCTTTAACCTTGCTCATAAGCACACGACAACGTCGTGAAGGCTTTTTTGTTAAAAAACCTTTCCCTTTGCCGCAGGCATAATTTGGAGGAGTAGTAAATTGATCCGCTGTTGGGTCAACAATCTTTCCAGTTGCCCTATGTTGCAGAAACCAATGAGGCTCATCCTCATAATACATAAACATGGGTTTCCAATCACTAGACTTATCCATGTGATAGAAACATTCAGATGCGATGTAACAATGGCCAACCAGCCTATTAGGATTTCCTTGGTATTTCTTATACCTTAGGTTATCTGTTAAACAAGACTTAATTGCGGAGATTAATTTACGTCGACTTGGTCGACTTTTTCTTATGACTACGTCGTACACTTGCTCTCCCTTTTTCCAACCTAGCTCTAGCTTTTTCATCAACCGTGTTGTTGAGCCAGGTTCTAACACTTTTTTCTTTGCGTTGATGCCCCTTGACGTGTTTGAATTTAACCTTGCACTCAAAATTGTCAAGCAGGATATATAGTTCACTGCGAATTCGCAGATACTCTTTTCTCTTGTTCAACGGCTTTTCTACGACAGGTGATTTATACTTCAGATAATGAATAGCATTCATTGAATCCGTATTGAAAAACAAACCTTCGATCTCGCTGGCGCCCCACACCCGCAAAACTGCAACTGTTGCCTTGTAAACGGCCATCATTTCTGCGGCATTTGAATCTTTCACAAATGAAGGGCTCAGTCCATCGTCAACGATCCTACCTTCGGACGACCTCGCCCAGAATGACCAGGTTGCCACGTTGGTATATTGGCAGTACGAAGCGTCGGTATATATTGTTACCCACATCTAAAAAGCAGACTAGTCATTCAAGACTCGACCAAGTGGTTTCAATTTAGTTGCAAGCGTCCGAAGTTCACGACGATTTTCGTCAAACCATTTTTGATCAATGTTGTCCGAGTCTCCAATTCGTCTTGCGAACTCCTGGAGCCAGTCGATTGAGTTGTGAACGTCCTTGGAAACCTTTACCCACTCTACAGTGCGTTTCACACGACGCTCAAGCCTTACCTGTTCAGCTTTTTCAGCCGCAAAAGTTGCAGCATCAATATTACGCTCGGCAAGTTCCTTTTCCTTTAGTCTCTTACGGGTAGCTCGCTGGAGCTTCATCAGCTGTTTCCGAGCCCACTCAGCTTCAACTACAAGAAAATGCTCACGATATTGAAACTCCCAAGACGGCGAATAATTTTCACCGAATCGCCAACATAAGCTACCTTTTTTATTTCCAAGGGCAGTGCGAATTTCTACTTCAGACAGGTCGAAAAATTTCATGGCCTCCTGACACCTTGCCTCTTCAAGAGCGACACCTTCAGGTGTCTTCAAAACTCTTGTTTGAATATTTCTTTCGTTAAAAAGGAAGGCCCTATCACTTACAGCGTAAGTTTCTCTCCCAACCTTGTAATTCTCGGCAATAACCCACTTGTGGATTTCATCTTCAATATCGGATTTAACCCGCAGTATTACTCCTGGAAGGGTTTTTACCGACGACTTAATTATATCCCGAGCCCTCTTACCCAAGTAGTATTTAATTTTACTGGCCTTGACATTGCCAGGTACAAATAAATCAAAGCGCATCCACTCAATTGGTTGGCCATGTTCGTCCGCCTCGGCAATCATTCGAACATAATTTTTATTTTTGCTATAATGGTCTGTCCAGGAATATTTCTCATCAATCATTAGGAGGTGGCGACCAAGGCGGACAGTCCCAAAGCTCTTTGGCCAAGGGTCCCATGCGAGTTCGCTGTTTTCACGAATGACCCCACCATTTTTTCTCAGATTGAGGTTACACAGGTCTTCAGGAACCGAACAAAGGAATTTTTCACCTTCCCGATAGCTGGGAAATTTGGAGATTTCTCCCAAGCGATTGATTGTTTTTGCCATGTTTACTTTCGTTTCTTCTTCTTTTTGGGCGACCAGATTTTCTTATACCATCGCCTGTTTTCTTGTTCTTCGGCTTCTTTCTCACGCCGCTTTGCTTCTTCAACCTTCGCTCGGTCAGGTTTAAAGGCGACTATCACATGGATATTATTGCCTCCATATTCTTCTGGTAAGAGTTTGGCCAACTCTTCATCTTCACAATACACCTCCCATTGCCTTTGACCTAAGTCATCGACACCCATTCCAAGTGCCCAGGCTGCTTCACCTGCTATCTCCTTGCACATCTCCATCAATACTAGATGTGGGGCCTTCGGCCTTTGTGTTTTCTGCATACTCTTCTATCCTTTTCTTTAGGTCTTCACTCATAGCACGGCCAGACTCTAAAAGAGCGTAATCGTACTGGCTATAAACCGTGAACATTATAGAGTGGCCATCAAGAATACCGTTTGTCTCTTCAAGAACTTTGCTCTCAAAAGACTCATGGCTGATATAAACACGTAAACGAATGCCGCCAGATCCATCAGATTCAGATTGAATGCCCCAGACATCATTGCCCATTTTTTCATTCAGCTCAACAAAAGACTTTTCCCAGTCAGTGAGATCATCTGAATTTCGATCACGCATTATTACTTCCTTCTTCAAGGTCAAAGGGTTTGAAGCCATCACACACTTTGTACCCATCAACAGTGGATGGAAGTCTCTTGGCAACTGACAGGTCTGTTAGGAAGACGACCAGTGTATATCGGCCACTGAAAGGGTCAACGCCGACTTCAAATCGACTTTTACTTGCATTTGGATACTTCTTCACAATAGCATTTTTCAGCTTTCCCAGTGCGTCGGTGACCCCAACAATTGAATTTACATGAGTCCTAAACATCAGTTAGCCTGGTCTCTCTCAGGGAATTCTGCTTTGACAAGCAACTCCTCCATTATCAACTTGTTTAGTTCGTTACGATAGGCAATCATCTGTTGATCAAGCTTTTTTTGTGCATCAATGAACGTCTGTTCGCACTTATGCTCGGCCTCCCGAGAGATTTGATCGAGGCTCACTTCGTATTCCTTACGCCACTTGGAAAACTTTGCTTTAACGAAGAGTGCTCCGACGCAGCCCCCTACAAGGAACCATAAAAGATTTATTATCCAAACCATTTCCTGCCTTTGCTTTCACACAGCCTAATATTTTAGGCCTAATGCATTCTAGTATATTCGTGTTCAAGTTTGAACCTTATTCTGGCAGAGCCTGGCCCTTGATCCACCCATGTTTGGTAAGCTTATAACCACAAGTTTCCATGTGCCTTCGGGCTTCTGACCCAACAGGTTCCCAATACTCCGCAGGACATCGTCCGAAACCCCAGCCGTTCATTGTGCGATAAAAGTTGTATCGGAGTTTATGCCAACGATTCAACCTCTTGTATGTTACGCCTCTACTCTTTTTGTTCCCTGAATACACATTTCCCCTAAGCGTGATAGTTTTGGATTGCTTCGAACAACGGGATAAGTTTGCTATCATAGAACCCAGCGCTGTTAAAACAACCGACTTCGATCACATACAAGTCATCCCCAGATAAGCCTACATCCATTACGAAAATTGGGTGTGGGCTAAAAAATGTCGATTGCTCCTCCACGAAAGCTGTCACTTCATTAGGACAACCAGAAGTTGTGCTCAACTTCATATACTCACGATATTGGGAGGCTGCTACTAGCTTGCCATCAACGACGAACGTACGCCACTCTTTAGCAATGCCAAATGGCTCGGCGACCACGCAAACACAATCAAGTAACAACTTCAAATTCAAAAGTTGAGACTTCCAAGTTTCAAAACGGTTCCAGGAAATCACATCTCCAGCAAACTCTTTCAAATCTAAGACGGGGCGAATGAATGCAAGCTTGTCGGGGCCATAGAAGTGTTTCTCTCCTATCTCACGAAGCTCTAAAAGCTCGTGATTAGCGTTGAGAATTTTATACCTGTCGGACCAAACACGGTAATCAAACTTTTCAGTAAAAAATGTCCCAGGATCCCACTTGTTACTCAAGTGAATCTCGTTGATGACGTTAGTTGAGCCGTAGAAGACCGTGTTCGGCTCTAAGACATTCGGTAAAACCTTTGAAAAGGGAATTGCTGTGAAGCCCTCATGCGAATAACCGAGGGCTCTCAGGGCCTGGAGGATGGCCTCACGGTCATCCTCACAAATGACGTTTGTTTGTATTGCCCAGTGCATTATATGATGTGCCTATATGTCAGGTTGAGTCTCGGCTCAACTTTCCTAGAGGTTTTTGGAACCTGGTGCTCCCAAGGCATTTGAAGTTTGCCCCCCATGATGAACACGTCTCCATGAGCAAGCTTGAATTCCACTTTCACTTTGGTTTTCCTGTGCCTAAGGACAAACTTCCGTGTGCCCCCAAATGACACAGAACCAATGTGAATATTATCTCTTGTCGGTCCGAGACTGGTCTCGTAGTCTGAGTGCCATCCCACACTATCAGAACCGTCTCGATAATAGTTGCACAACACCGAATTGAACTCTAGTGGTTTGCCACCCAGTTCAAGTTTTCTAAACTCTTTTCGAATTTGGTCTAAGGCTTCTGGCATTTCCTTGGGTTCGTTGAAGACGCCACTGTAGTTGTAGCCCTTTTCTCCATACCAGGCAGTAAGTCTGGGGAGATCGAGGGTTTTTCCGTACCAAGTGAGTGTCTTTTGTTCCAACTCGATTTCCTTTTTGAGATCGTCAATTGAAAGGTGTTCCCAAGCACCAGGGGAATGGACAAACCAACATTCTTCTCCAAGCTCCTCTAACAATATTCTAGAACTTCGGTCGTGTCGCCCAAGTGCAGCATGGGAATCTCGCTATCTGAGGTGCCGCCCGCATCCCAATGGACAAATTGAGATTCAATCTCTTCGAGAGTTGGAAAACATCGAATTCCATCACTGCAAAGCTCAGAAATCTGCGAGCGGAGCCGCCCGATCATTTCAATCAAGTCCTTGCGTGACTTCAAAACAACGCTAGAGCCTACGCCCTTTATCTCCCTATTGATCACGGCATAGCTCGTGAACTGATACGGCAGTGTGCACGCCATTCTGCCCGAAACAGGCAGTCAGGCTCGTGAGCATGATCACGGCATTGTAGAGCTGCGTGATTATAGGTCATACGATGTTCTACACAATAACTTTCGGTCCAACGGGACTCATGGAGCGATGCTCCACAACCAACGATCATCACCGAGCCAAAAATCAGTACTAGTAACTTTTTCATAAAAAACTTCCCTTATACACTAATCTTAGCACCCGAAGCCTGAGGTTTGAATGACTTACGGGAATTATCTAGTGTTGAAGGTTGAATTAAGATTATAGCAGTAGCTCAGGTCGGATTCGAACCGACACTCATCAGATTTTAAGTCTAACCGCTTTGCCGATTAGCGCACTGAGCCAAGAGCAAATACCCAGAGCGGGACTCGAACCCGCACGCTCTTTCGAGCAGGAAATTTTGAATCTCCCATGCCTGCCAATTACATCACCTGGGCAAAAGTATCGTTATCACTCGTCTTTTCTCATCTTGTTAAGAACGTCGACATCTGGAGTGTGGCCTTCCTTGGCCCATTCCCTACATGTCTCCAGAAGAGACAATGCATTCATATCAAAAATATGCGATGCCCATGTTGGTCCATAGCGCTCGGGCCATCGGCTGGCCCCTACCATCGCTTCCATTTTTGATTTTACGAACTTACGCTCGTATTCAGAAACTTTTTCGTCTTTCAGCGCACGTGAAACCTCACCATCAATTGTTTCGAGGACTTCTTTGTAGTTTCTGGCCTTGTATGGCTTATTCATGTTATTACTTGTCCAAGTCAGACTTTTTCTTTTTGCCTGACTCAAGGACCGAAGCAATTAGACCGTCGATCTTTTTAACAAACTCTCTTGTGTCCTCTTCAACAGAAATGCCTGATGGGTCTAAGGTTCCAATAAGGTCTGCACTGTCGAGCCCCAATTCCTTTTGAAGTTGTGCCGACTTTTCAAGCGACCTTATATGCATCACCTGGCACGCAGTATCAAAAGCTTCTAATATCCGCTCTTTGTCAAGTGCGAGACCCGAGAGGATGAAAGCCGCCGCCACATCCTTGTCCATCTTTTTCAGCCAGTTAGAGAAGAACTCGGCATCCAGGTCACTTGTGTTTGAATCATAAGTCATGTTTGTAAGTATGTATGTTTTGCTTGCCTGTGTAAATCACTCAATGAGCAAGTCAAACATTTTACTGATCTCATCCTTGATCATCTTTTTTTGCTCTGAGCGAATCTTGTAACCCCAGACTGACTGTGGCACCCGAAGAAGGTTTATCCAAACAATCTTTTCGCCGTCAATAAGCTGAAGTCGGACATAGACCCTGTTGTCTGCTGCACGAAACTGTGCGGCTTCAACAAACATCACTGTGGCTTCTTTGTGGATGAAATTACTCGATTGATTGAAACTTTGGTGTGGAACTACAGGGACTGCCCCAGCAGGAAGTGCACCTGGAGCATTTTGCGCTTGCCCTGTGAGGCTAGGGTTAGCGACACCTGGTGCGGCCTGGGCTGGAAGAGGAAGACTTGCAAAGGGACTCCAGGAATCTTCACCTCCTGTATCCACGATATCCTCCTCAAGAGTGTAATAAAGGTCTTGCTTCGTCTTCAAAACCACACCCTGCTTGAAAGTTTTCAGTTGTGGGGTCAGCCGAAAGAACTTAATCGGCTTTGGCTTGTTTTCGTTGCTCATTTAGTGTTACCTAATCCTTACTTTTAGAATTCCTGGATCCGAAACAGATGTTCAGGAAAATGCCCAGTGGCGCCAGCACGGTAATGATGGTTCCAGCGACGAGCAAACTGTCTATCAACATCCTAACACGACCTTCTTGGAATTTGAACTATTTAGCGAAAAGCGTTTACCTTCGGCCTTCTGAACGAAGGCGCTTGACCTCGGCGAGCATTTCCTCAATTGTCCACCTTTTTGGTTTCGGCAACTTCTTGCAGGTCACCAGATTTTTCTTGGCTGCTGCAAGCTTCTCAAGCTTGTCTGCGAATTCACATCGATGGCAGCTCAAGCCAAAGTTCCGATGACCACACGAGTGACGTTTTTTATTTCCACTTGCCATAATACTATTCTCCTATATGCTTCTCTGTTGGGCGCTCTAGCAATCGACTAACCTTACGTATTCCGTAAGTGGTTTGAAACCAAGGAACTCGTAAGGTTGGTTGACCAGCATCACTGATTGCCTCAATCCATGCTTAATCATCTTACTACGATACTCGGCAATTCCAAACCCATTTTCGGACAGCCACTTGAGTTGATCACTATAACAAAACCAATTCTGTATTGCTTCCACATCAGGGAATCCGAATACCGACTGCGCACGCTCCACAAAGGGCGCCGCAAGCCAGTATTCTCTCAAGAAAGGGTCTTCAATTGGCCCAGGCTTCGGGTGATGCCAAAGTGCTGGAGGGTAAGGAGGGGATTTGTCTGGTGCGAATTTGGTACCAAGATCCCAGCCATATGTCTGGGCGGGCTCACCTCGGGTGAACATCTGTTCAGCGTGGCGCAACAGGCCCTCTATCGCACTGTCAGCGTAGACAAGGATCTTGTTACCCTTGTAATTGAAACAATCTGGGTAATTGATTTCAACTACACTAACTTTCCTATCTGCCTTGGGAAAATCTAAACGACGCACCAACTCAAAACGATATTTGTTTGGATTGCCATCTCTGGCAGGGGTAGTTGTAGTTGAATAGGTAATACACCCATCATCACCGCTTGAAAATCCTATGCCCAGACCCAATTTCTATTCCTCTATCTCTGAGGTTGATTGTTCACCTTTAGACAGGTCAGGTGGGTCCATAGACCACCGCATAAAAGAAACCACTTGGATGTCTTCGCCGAATTTCTTGCGTGTCTCTAGGAGCACCTCACCCACAGTCTGTGACTCACCAAAGAGCCAAGTCTGCTCCAAAAGTTCCTCGACGGAACTCGGAGCTTCGGAGGCAATGTGCAGATTCAACTGATCAACGAAGGAAAGAAATTCCTTGTTCATTGCCACAAAGTCTGTATCGGACGAAGCCTCAACAAGTGTTGCAAGCCTATTATTGTGGTGCTGGTATGTCCTCACCACTCCCTCACGTTTGGTTGTCATTTTATTACTCATTTCTGCTCATTTAAGAGCCTTGGGAGTTTCAGCTATGTCATAGTAGATCGGGTAACTTCCCCACCTGCTGCTCGAACCAAGCCTCTCTCTGAAGAGCTGCTTAATTGGTTTAATGTCCTCAACTGTGAGGACAAATACGACAAGGCCTAGCTCATCATCTGTGTTTGTATATGGGGACGGAATACCAAAGCCTAAAGCGTGGAAACCTTTATGTTCACGAATCCCTGGATTCATTTTTAGCAGTTGCTGAATCTTCCCCAAAGGTTCCCCTGGGGATGAGTTTGATTTTCCCTGTATCATCTTCTCTTTCCGTAATGTTAAGACTGTTGTGTCGTTCATCCCAATCCCTATGCCTAACATATATGATTGCTGTTTCAGTTGCTAGTAGGCAAATTGTAATTCTCTGTGAAAGCCAAACAAACATGACATGTTCAGCATCCTTGCGAACCGATTCGGAAATACGATAAATGAGAAGTTCGTCCGCTGGAACTATCACTTTCGCCATTTTTTTGTCGTAGTCAGACCAGGTCCATGCCTTGGTTGTACGGTATGCTTCACCGTACTTCAAGTCGCCTTTCTTCAAGAAGTTTCTAGGATCCTGTGTTTCACTTTCACTCATCAGCCTTTTCCCTGATAATGCATAAAAGGGTGTGTTCCTCAGATACTAGGTATTTCTGTCCATCAAGCTCTAGTTCCTGAACCAACTGTGGTCTGAAGGCGACTGTGTCACCCGCAGATACTTGCTCTACTTTGGGACCCACTGCGATTACTTCAGCCAGGCGCTTTTTCTTGAGCTGCTCGGGAACGATAAAACCGTGGTTGTCTTCTTCTTCGATTGCTTGCAGGATTACCTGCTTGTAAATTGGTTCAATTTGAAATGTCATCTGTCCTCCGAAACATCTATATGTTCATGATAATGCTGCACAGGATTATTTTTCTCCCATGGCCGAATTAGGTTGAAAATCAACTCGTACTCCCCAACCTCTTCTGCTTTGATGAAAAAGACTTTAGTGATGTTGCCTCCTACCGCCTCTTCATCTTGGACCTCTGAACGCACTCCACAAATCTCCAAGTTTTTCTGTGGAAGCATTCGCCACTGGTACCCAGCTGCCGCAGGCTCATCCAATTTTACCGTGAAGATTTCATTCCTCTTCACATTTCTCACTATCGTTCCGCCCATTCCAATCTTCACCTTTCACAAACCCATAAGGGCACCACCTGCAATTTGACCGACAGCAATAGCCTCGATGACATAAAAAATAGGCAGTCAAAACCCTCTGACCTGTATCAGGAGCAGTATACCAGAATTCCTTCTCGCTGACTGCTTTCTCGTGGATTAGCTTCTCAGCTACTTCAACGTCCTGTCCCTTTTTCTTACTCATTCAAAAATAACTCCTCAGCCCAAGGTACGTTGCCTGAAATTCAGTTCAACTACTGGCCCAAATTCATGATTAGAGGTGTCTGTGAGTCGCCGCTGCCCAGAATAACAGTTCTAGTATGCTCGTTTGTCGTGATCGCCTGTGTGGCCTGAATGGCACGAAGACGAAGAAGTAGTGGCGTGAGTGAGGCGTTCAAGGCTCGGTTGGCTTCCGCTTCGGCGTGAACACGGATTAGACGAGATTCGGCATCACGCTGGGCTTGGATGATTGCCACACGACGCTGGCCCTCGGCCTCAGCAGTTGCACGCTCGGCTTCCTGGTTGGCTGTACGGATTGACTGCTCCCGCTCATTTCCGAGCTGTCTTTGCCTCTGAACTTGTGCGATCGACTCACGGATTTCAGGTGGAAGCGAAATATTGCGGAGCTGAACATCGTCAATATGAATAGAAAGCGACTCTAATTCACGCTGTTCTAATGCATTCGCAATTCGTGAACGAACTAGTCGAATCATTTCTGTGCCGAGTTCATCACGTGAAGTTGAGACCGCTGCCACCGCATCAAACTCTCGGACCGCCTCACGGACGGCGGTTCGAACAGATGGTTCAACAACACGACTTCGATAGGTCGGCATGAAACGACGAACGCCAGGTGCTTCGGCAGGATTCAGGTGGTATAATACAGATACATCCAAGGTCATAGACAGCTGGTCACTTGACATTGCATGGAGACTAGACTCGTTGGCCATTGTCACTGTCTCAGTTTGAATTGACATCTCCTCAATGATGGCGAAGGGATTAACAAAGTGGAAACCTTCATCGTAGGTGTACTCCTGAACGGAGCCAAAGAGAATCGGCACCCCTACATGCCCAGGTTGCACTGTAGCTGCCGACGAAAGCCCGCCAAAAACAAGCGTCAAGATAATACCTCCAACTCCACCCAAGCGAACAAAACCCACGCCTTCCTTTAGGAAGGCGGACACAATAAAAGCACAAATGGCCAATACAAAAAGGACGATAGCAATATAAATCATTATTTCTCCATGTCAGCGGTATGCTGAAGCTCTCAAGGCTTTTCTTTTATTTAATTCATCTTCGAGCATGTATGTAGGAGCATGCTCCACAGAAATCTTTCGCATCTTCAAAAGTCGTTCTGTGTAATAGATGTGTGCCCCATAAAAGCCGAGAAGACCGATGTTCATTAGAGCAACGATCATGATAAGAACGTAAAACATATTTTCCTCATAGTTCACTGTACCATGAGAGCAAGACTAATTTAACCGATTGACTAGTGTTTCTCTTCGCTGCGAATCTTAGATGATGAAATCGATAGATTCTCAGGCGATCGTACTACTGGGCTAGACACACAATTGAAAGGGACTCGCCTGCCAAATTCAGTCTTCAAAGATTTCAGCCTACCATCCACAATACGATCATGGACAACAAATTTAGCATTTAATCCCTGGATACCTGTTGTAGCATAATCATCCCTCATACGGGTAATTGTGTCTATGCCCACATGAAAAACTAATTCCTTGGTGTGCTCCAAATACGTGCCAATCTTTTCTATGAACCTACCAGCTCGGCCCACAATAACAGGTGCATATCCCTTGAATTGCTCAAGTCTTTCCACCAACTCCTCAAACGAAACCATATCCTTGTCGACTCGCTGGATTGAGATCTCAAAAAAAGTCAGTTCTGGAGCCCAATGGCTTGCTTCGTAAATTGCTTTGTGACCCGAATGAAGAGGGTTAAACGAGCCAGGAACTACGTGGGTGCATACCTTAGTCTGTGCTTCAGTGAGGTTAACTTTATCAGGATAGTCTGCCCAACTAACATGCTCACCATCTTTTGTAACCAAAAAACTGAAACTGCTATCAACCAGCAACCGCTTGTACGCTTGTTCGAGATTCATCGTCCTTCACCAAAAATGAGTTTTAAAATGTACTCCGTGATCTGACGATCTTCGTCACGACGCTTCCAAGAGGCATACCCTCCTGGCGTTTTGTGGTCCTCTTCCAAGAGCTTGCTGAACTTAAGATGGTGATGGTCAATTGGCTTTTCACCTCCTAAGTTTCTACCAGTCGCAATAAATGCCTGATTCACACCACGTCGCCATCTGTTAGTGGTCGTAGCAGCCGTACAAGCAATCACCTTACAGTTTGCCCACCGATATAGTCCACTAAGACAGAGTAGTTCAGCTGAACTTTCCGAAACTGCCTTCTCGGTATAAGACTTTCCTGTCCCCTTGCCAAGCTCATCGTCGATGAGGCGCTCCGACTCCTCGTATGAGTATGGAATGATAATTGAATGCAAAACCTTGCTCACACCTGGAATAGTTGAAAGCTGGGCGATGCCCTGGCCTCCACCTGTTACAATAATAGCAACCTTGTTGCCTTTGTAGGCTGCTACCTTTTTTTCAACTTCATTAAAATCCATATTCACCCCGATCCGTCTTCCTTGGTAATGGAGAGAATTTTACCCGACTTCAAGAGCTTCGCATCATCACGATAAGACGCAATTAAAGCTTCCCTCATGGTTTCTTCAAGGTACTTGTCAGCCATTGACTGACAAACCTTGTTAAGCGCTGTAACATGTGGGTCTTTGACTATTAGATCCCATAGGTGCTGGCTAATTTCTGCCTTAGTCGCATCAACCCACACATCAGTAAGCTCAAATTCTAGTTCAATGTTGATTTTCACAAGAAACCTTATTATCCTCGATAGTGTTCGATTAGATGTTCAACCTGGCCCTGAAGCAGTTCAGAACGCTTCCCGCCAGTCAGCGGCATTTCATCGAATTCACGAACAACTCTAGCTTCGCAAGTCAAAAAGTCATCTGTGAACCCAGAGCCAAAAGGTTCCTCAAGCGAACCGTCATAGTAGGTGACCAAAGCATCCACCCCTACTTCACCTGGAGTCACAAGTGTAACACCAGTTGTAAGAGCGATGTCATCTCGGAGCACATGGCAATCAGGGAGTGTTTGTTTCCCAGGTGTGTTGCTCAGCTTGATGACAGGGCGTTCGTCTTCACCGACGGCACAAAGAGCAAACTTTGTACTCATATGGTCTCGGTTGATGTTGTTTCGCAGGTGTCCACCAATACCATAAATTCCACAACGCCAAGGCACGAACCCAGCATCGAGGGCGGCGTTTGTGATTTGAAGAACCGAATCAAACGACTCGCCGTTCCCGACAATGTAACGAAGGTTTGTTGCTACATGACGAGTAATACCATCTGCACACAGGTGGTCCTCCATCAAGCCAGCGGCATGCGCTCGTTGGAGCGTTCCAAGAACCATGTCAACTGAATCACCAGAATCGGGTCGGGCAACAATGGTATTTGCGTTATCGGTCGCACTGTTTTTAGCCTTGAGTGCCAGAGGAATAAGGTCCTTCTCCAGGGCGCTCCAGTAATCATAACAATCACCAACCATGCTAAGTAGCTCGTTGCCGTCTGCTGAGTGGTACATTGTATTGTAACAATCCGTTTCCTCAGCATACCCTTGAACAATACGGTGAGCAAGGGCCTTTACGGATGACCCGAAGGCCGCAGGGGCGCCGTTTTTCCAGTTCTGGTAAGCTGCTCGGAAAGTATCCGTGCCAAACCAAACGTAGTTGTGCACTCGGCTTACAAGTTCCGACTCCATCGGAGAAGCACCTGCACGATCACCAAAATCGTGAATCATTACACGGGCAAAAAACAGGCATTCCTCGTCTGAGACCGTTTCAGGCTCATACCGACGAATCAACTCAAAGGTATGCTTCAAAAAGTGTCTTGCAGCCGTGAGACGCTCAGTTGCAGCCCACACGTGAAGAAGTGTCGACTCAAACCAAGGAACAAGAGGCCCGAACCCTGTCTCGGTCGCTGTCACTCGCAGGAAAGGCTCATGTGGGTAGACCACGGAGCCTTCAGGCATGCCCTCAACTCGAAGAGGGAGCCAGCCCCCCTTTTCATCAACCACCCGCCGCCACAACGCCTCGGGAAACTCAAAGTCTGCAAATGTTCCATCGTTTTTGACCTTGCGACCCTTCAGGAAGGCAACCGTTTCGTCGATTTCCTCATGTGTGATTGGTTCGTAGAAAAGTTGGTCTACGAGCGGCTGTAGTCCAGCGAAAACAATACGTTCGTCGGCAGGGCTATAAGTTGGCTCGTGGCGGTGGGGAAACTTGCGGAACATTCCATAATACTTTGACTGCTCCGTTGCCTCAGCACTTTCAAAAGTATAGCCACAAACCGTATAGGCGTCGGATCTAAGGGGTCTCGGAGTTTTGTGGTATCTTCTATTTGGTAGGATTTTCATTTTGTCTCCTGGAATGCTGCAACTACGTTGCACCACTCAATAAATTTTTCGTCGGTGTGTGTTTGCTTCATAAGGTTTATCTCCTTATGAACCCATTGAATATTTTCTTTGAAATAGCCCTGGGTTGAATCTATTCGGTCCATTGAAGCTGTTTGGAGCTTAAACCCGCCCTTTGCAGAGCACTGGGCAAAGCTGAGCCTTACTCCAGAAAGTGCACAGTACCCATTTTGGTTCTCCCAAATTTTCCATGCTTCTTTCATGGTTATGGAGAACTCTCTTCCAAGTTGTTTGGCATGATTTCTATAGCTGCACCAAAATGCACCACTTATTTCCTTGTACCTTTTTCCTTGTTTCTCATAAAACTCAAGAAACAAACAGCCGCATGATTTCTTCTTGCCAGACCTCAAATATACTCCAGGAGCTTCACATTCGTTTCCACAATCACACTTGCACCGCCAAACGACTGAACCATCAGGCTGCCTGTTATTTGTCATCGAAACAGCCATAAGTTTGCCAAATCTTTGACCTGTGATATTCTTAATCCTTGTACTTACTTCTGGTTTCCCATTGGGCCATCGACGTTCATGTGCTTCTGCAAGAATGCTTGATCGATTCTGCTCGTATCGTTTTTTTCGACAACACTTACACCAAAACTGCCTACCGTCTTTTGCAGATTTGTTTTTACCAAACTGTTCAGCTGGCTTTTCATTCCTACATTTAGAACACTTTTTCATGCTGTCAGCAGGATACTCCTAAGGGGTCTCGGAGTTTTGTGGTATCTTCTATTTGGTAGGATTTTCATTTTGTCTCCTGGAATGCTGCTTCAACATTCAATTGTCTCTAGTGTCAATCTAACACTAACCCTTGTGGTTGTAAACCCTATAATCAACACGTGTGCGTTTACTCACTTTGAAGCGGGCACCAGATAGAGGTGAACCTTGTGGTCTTCGATCCAACTTGTGCCTTTGCGCTTGAAACGAAAGGTGGCATGAGATTCGTTTACGCCCGCTGCAAATTTGGTCTGGAAATATACATACATGGGCGTCACGTGAGTGATTTCGCCCTCGTTTCAGGCGTGGGAGCTGAGGGTGATTATTACATTGTGACCGTCTCAGGAACCATTAACCTAGATGGAATTTCTAGTTGGAGTGTTGGGGATTCTGCTATTTTTGCCTCGGGTTCCTGGGCCCAGGTCACCAGGACGGATTTGGTTATTTCAGTAAACAGCAACCAAGGTGTGGTTGTTCTCGACACAGACAACATCAATGAAGGTATTTCTAATCTCTACTACACCGAGAATCGTGTGACTGGAAACGTTGATGTTGCTGCAAATACCGTGTCACGGCATACGCATTCCAATAAAGCAATCTTGGACGCAATAACAGACGAGGGTTCTGGCCAGGTTATAACCACGATTGAACGAGGCCGACTTCTGACACAAAATGAGAAGAATGCTATTGTGGGGACTTCTGGTTCTGTCGACACCGCCAATCGCTTTGTCACTGACATTGACCCACGATTAATTTCTGGCTCGGCGTTAGTGGGCAATATTCAATACTACAACGGCACCAAATGGCAGCCATTGGCCGCAGGTGTGTCGGGCTCTTTCCTTCATGGCAAAGGTGCTGCGGCACCAAACTGGCTGACACCTGCGCTGTCCATGAAGAGAATTGCATTGGTGACACCAGATGGGAGTGGTTTTTTGACATTCAGTGATTCACGTCTAGCAACTGCTAAAACTTTGTTGGTTCGAGTCAACACCAACCCTTCTGGCAGTGCCAACTCTAGGATCATCTTAAGAATTAACGGTGATGCTACAGCGAGATATGCCTGGACCGTAAGAAGAGGTACCACCAACCAGTCTGCAACCAGCGTAAATCAATTTTCCCTAACAGGCACAGCCACGGGAACTGGTCTACTGACAAGTGCCAGGCGTTTGTTCGGGGAATTGACGTTCGCTCAAATAAGCACTAACGCCATTCACTCCATAAGGTACAAGGGTGGGTTTGTTGGGCAGTCAGGCCCCACTGTTGCACCAACTGTTGTTGAAAGCATCGGGGCCTACTACCCATTAGCCCCAGCAACAATAGCCTCCTTGCAAATTAGGATGGAAGGCGCCTCCGAACGAGTAACTTCTAATTCGTTTATGGAAATTTGGATTCTTAGCTAAACGACGAACCACATCCGCAGGTATTCGATGCCGATGGGTTGATAAACTTGAAGCCCGCTCCCATAAGCCCTTCGATGTAATCGATTGTTGTACCTTCAATATAAGTCAGCGACATCATGTCAACTACTACTTTAACTTCATTAAATTCAACCACTTGGTCCGTGTCAGTAATGTGTTCTTCTTCTTCGTAGTGGAGATCGTAAGAATAACCCGCACAACCACCTCCCTTTATCCCTGCTCGAATAATTGGAGCGATTTTTTCGGAAAGGGCAACTTCTTTTACCTTGTTGATTGCATTTTCTGTGAGTTCTATTAGCATATGAGTAAGTATATGAGTTTCGTCTTTCAATTTCTCGAAACTAGAAATGGTTCTACAATTCACCAACAACAAGGAACAGATAACTTATCGCAGCTTTTTTTTCTCTGCCTTAGGCTTTCTCATTATAGAAAGAAAGTCAACATAATCAGAGATATCAACCCAGACCGTTCGGCCTCCAAAAACAAGGAACTTGTACCACTCGGGAAACTTTGGGTGTCTTTCCATGAACATCAGATGTGTTCCCTGGGGCAGGTCAACAAGAATCTTCATCAGGTATTTATAACTCTTGACCCCATCTCTCGACCTCGGCCTCGCTGAGCGAGCATCAATGCCGTACATGACCTTCACAAGAGCCCCAGGGCGCAGCTTGGTAAAACTATCGACTTTTGTCAACCTACCATTATATTCAAGGTAATCAACGATAAGTGTACTGGATGGCCTGGCCCACCTGAAACCAAAAAGCCCCTTGGAACGCTTTCGTTTTTTCGCCCTGACAAATACTCTCAGTGCTCGTATTTTTTTGCGCTTTTGACCTGCTATGATCTTTTTAATAGCTGTCTTTTTTTTGACTAAATTTTTGCCTGTACTGGCCTTAGGCAGTCGTGCAATTTTTGTAGCTGTTGAAGTAATCTTAGCCATCAACAGAGCGAGCAATCTGAGAGGTGCTCTCTTAGAACTTCTATTGCTTCGTCCACAACCTGGTGAAGGTTTGACTTGGGCCCGATTTCAATTTTATGGAAAGTCGGCCAATCTTCCCTGCCTCTCAAGTGGACTTCAATTGTAAACTCACCGTCCTTGTTGAAGATGTTGAAACCAAAGACGGCTTTATTTGTGGTCAACTCACCAAGTTTATCTTCTAAAATGCTCACTATCTGCCTCCATCAAGTACGTAAGGATCTCCTTCTTGTGCCACACAAACTTCTACACTGTTGCCTGAAAATGAGAGTTCACCGATGAAAATCTGGGCTCCTGTTTGCGTGCCATCCTGCCATTCAGTGTCGACGGCTCCAGACTGCCAAATGGTTCCCGCCCGAGGGTTAACTCTCCTAAAAGACAAACCTGGTTTTGTGGCCCATTCTTCGATGGGAAATGGTGCGAAATATGACACTAACTCATTGCTGCCAAACGTCCAAATTGTGAGATCAGTCTTGTTTTCAACGAACACTGATGGGACTTGAAAGGGCTCTGACCCGTTTTGTAGACGAATCGACCAGATTACAACGCCTTGGTCGGGAACCGCATGCTCATATGAGTTGTACCCAGGTTCCTCAAAATACGGAGTTCTAAATTCTACCATCAAGTATTCGTCGGGATCCCTCACAGGATTATAGAGCAAGAGAGGCCTTTGTTCGTCTCTAATTGCTCTGCCTCGATATTGCGGGGCGTGTAAATCAAAGCATTCATACAATGAGGTTGATGGATCAATCTCAACAAATCGTGGTTCAACCCAACCTAATTGCATTCGGTGCCAAGGATCAAGCCAGACGGAAAAATCACCAGGGCTGTCATGTACTGTGCAGCTCATAACGGATAGATCGGCGCTGTTACAATCCGAACCATAAATATCATACGTGCCTAACAAGTGTAGTGATTCATGAATGATAGTTGCTAAGGTCGCCTGTGATCCAACGATCACAGCTTCAGAACGGACTTCTAGCCCTCCTGGTGTGTCGACCGACACGCCTCGAACAGCACCACCCCAGGGTCCCCCATTACCAATAACTACTATCATTAGCTCATCTGAGGTCAGAGTCCCGTCGCCATTTGTGTCATATCTTCCTAGGGAATTACCAGCAGCTACGTGTTCTAAAATTACATCTGCGAACACTGTAGAAATAGTTTCGGTATTGGTGACCTGGTATGGCCCCCAGACACCCTGGAAAGAGATTGTGAACCTCCCGTACGAATTATGTGTGAAGTAATCCTGAACGTTGGCCCTGGGCCCGCTAACAAAAAGGTCATTGTATGCATAGCCAGGCTGTAACGATGTTTCAGCCACATCGGATGGGTATTCAGCCAGTAGAACAATTAGCGGTCTTGTCCCTTCTATTTCAAGGGTATCTTGAGTGATTACACTACCGTCGGCAAAACAGCCGACCAAGAGGAGTGCTAAGACTGCACTCAGTATTTGGGGTATCTTCATTTTTGGCCTCTAAATGGATAACTAGGACCACCTTGTTAAATTTCCTCAGTGTCTGTTTTAACAAATGGGATGTCTTCCCAGTCACGGACTTTGCGTATTCGGAGATTCTTTTCCCAAACCGCAGTAAGCATAGAACTATCTACTCCCAGTTCTTCATACAGGCCCAAGAGAGCAATCATGTCTTTTGGGAAGCATTTCCCACCGAAGCCTCTGGTGGAACTTACGTCCAAATGACTTGGACCAACTCGATCATCTGCAACGATAATTTTTCTTGTTTCGGACCACTCGATCCCAAGTGATTCACAAAGTTCATTCATTTCGTTTGCAAACATGACCTTGCTGGCCAGCAGGCAATTTGCTGCATATTTGCCTAACTCAGCTGTGGTTGGGTCTGTTTGAATGACTGGAATATGGGGCCATTGATTCTTGTAGAGCGATGAAAGTGTCAAACTGGTTTTATTGTCATCCGTGCCAACAACATGTCGATCTGCATTTGCAAAATCCTCCAGGTAGTTAGCTTCTGTAAGGAACTCTGGATTGAACGCAAATCTAGTTTTTGGGTATTGTGCAGCGAGACGTCGTGTGGTCCCTGGTGTGATCGTAGATTTTATCACAAGTAGTTTGTTTGTGCCATCGGTATACTTGGTGATGTTTGCTACAGACTCTTCGACGATATCAAGGTCAATCCTCTTTCCCTTGAAGGGTGTCGGGAGACACACAAAAACAATTTCTGAGGCTTCGACTACCTCTTCCAGAGTCTTACTCGACTTGTACTTGTCGTAATATACAATCTGATGATTACTGAAACCGTATGCGACGGCTTGCCCAACAATACCGTATCCAATTATACCGAGTGTTGGCTTGTACTGTGGGTCTCTAGTGTTCATGTCACTAGTTTAGTGGAGCTAAGGCAGAGAGTATTGGCTAAATTTCCAAGTCGAGATTAATCATAAGCTCTTTCATGTCTGTCCCGAGAAGCCAACCTTTTAGCATTCCATTCATCGGCACGTGGATCACTTCGGAATTATCATCTTTGATCCCTGCAAGAACTAAATTGTAGACGCCGAGCTGAAATCCGAATGGAAAGAACAGAGAATGGAAATGTTCTTTACTGTAAAAATTGACAAGGTCTATGGACACGAATTTGCCATCAAGGTCTTCATCTAAGAGGTCAGGACTTTTTTCTGTCTTCCAGATACAAATAATAGGATCGTCTATCGTCCAGACCTCTCTCGCAAATTCATGAATTTGCTCATCACCCGCAACAAGTCTTGGTTCCACATTTCTAAATATGTCCTCTGGTTCAAACAGTCCAAAGGGCTCTTTATGACAAGAGGCTAGCGGTTGTGAAGTAAAACACTAATCCAATTTCCATTTCGACAAACTCATCTTAAGCTCCCTGTGAAAGAGGATAGAAACTTGACAAAATTTGATCTAGTATACTGTGATCCGCCTTGGAAATATCATTCGGATGCCACAGGTACTAACCATGCCAGTAAGCACTACAATCTAATGTCTCAAGAGGAAATTAATGCTCTGCCCGTGAAATCACTTCTCAAACGGCCTGGTGCTGTTCTTATGTGGGCAACGGGACCTCGCCTAAATTTCGCAATTCAAACTCTAGAGGAGTGGGGGCTGCGCTACAGGGGTGTGGCGTTTGTCTGGGTTAAAACTAGGAAAGATGGTAAAATCATCAACGGTCAAGGTGTTCCACCGACCTTCACAAAGCCAACTACTGAATTTGTCCTACTGGGAACGACCAGAAAAGCTGGACGACCAATCCCTCTGCAAAAATTCAACACCCCACAGGTCATTCTTGCTCCAAGAGGCAAACATTCAGCCAAACCTGAGGTCTTTCGTGAGCACATTGAGGCTACTTTCAAGCCTCCCTACGACAAACTTGAGATGTTTTCCAGAAAACCAGTTCCAGGCTGGACGTCGATTGGCGATGGAGTCAATGGTGAAGACATCCTGACCTCTATCCAGAAACTAAATGGAACATACGAGCCCTAGCGTGATTGTTCGCTCAGCTCAAAGTTTTCTTCGATAAACCTAATCACTTCTTGAACGTCGCCGTCGGACTTGAACAATATGTTGGGACCGTGTTTGTCCAGCATGACTGCACCAATCTGGTCATCAGCAAACAACTGAACGCCCTTTGTGGTATTACGCCCACAATTGAGTGAACCGCATTCAAAATTCCTCTGCGGCCGTACAGGCACCTTGCTTTCTGATTTCTTCGGGCAGTGGAAGTGAATCACACAATCAAATTCGTTGTGTGACTTCAAAAGTTCGAACTGGCTTCTAACACCAGCTGACGGCTTTCCGCCCTGCGATTGGACGGCTCCATCTTCCAAAAAGTAGACTTGCGCAAGATCTAGTCCCCCAGGTTTGTTGTAATTCTGCTTCCTGCGACTAGAAAGGAAGACATCGAGGTAGTTGCCCCAAATTGGGTCTTTGGACATGTGACCAAAGTGGCCCACAGTAGTGTCATTGAAAGCCTTATAAGCGCCCTGTGCCACACAATGTTCTACTACGTCTCTCAGGGCCTTTGGAGCCTTAGACCAGCTTACAGGTTCGTTACCGAGCACCTTGGTACGTACAAATTCATTGCTGCTACGTGCCAAGGCCATGTCGACCAGCTCCTTTAATACATCATGCCGATTTGTGGTATTGCCGTAAGAAGCCAACTCAGGTGTCAGAATCATGTTGTTGCGTGTCTGGACATCGTTCGCTAGGACAAGGTTGCAGGAATTCTTCTTCAGAAGCCCCATGCCAGCCTTGAATTGCTCGTCGGGTGTTACTCCAGCTGTTGTCTTGAAGGCAACAAGGAAAATATCCTTGCGGTGCTTACGAATACGCCCAAGGACCTTGTCAGCAGGCCAAAGCGTCATAGTCTGCTTACCCTCTGAGGTCTTTAGTCTCGGCTGATCTTTGCCAGCTGGTGTCAATACGTCACAAGCGCCAACAATTTGGCCCTGGTAATCGCACAAAGCTGCATTCATGAAGATGATCTTGGGCTTAGGATCAGCTATAAGCCTGTCAACCAGTCTAGCAATGTCTTCGTTTGTCTCAAGCCTCGAACTGGACTGGGCCATCTTAGTCAGGTGAAGGTGAACCGAATCGCCTAGAACCTCGTGGTGGCTATCCGAAAGTAGTTCAGAGATCTTTCGAGCGGTTGCTCCGTAGGCTGGGGCACTGAGTGCCAAGTGAGGCCTAACATGAAATACTGTTCCGCCGCCAATAATGTGGATTTCTTTTTTGTTCATCTCGATACGTCTCCACAGAAAAGGTACCAAAGATTTAGGGGTTTATAAAGAGGGTTTGTGCATCCGTCGCCTGGTGACATGCGTTTGTGAAATAATGTCAACAAGGTGGTCTGTCGGGTCTAAAAGCTGGGGAGGTTTTGGGTAACTGTTGCTCCAACTAACTCGGCGTTTCGTTTCCTTGGTATACAGTTCTATATGGAGCATGCACTTATCTTTTCGCCGCTTTTTCTTATTGAGGCGAACTACGTTACCAATGATTTCACCTGCGTCTACAAGGTCACCAACTCTCAGGCCTGGCCGTTCCCTCACATTGCAATAGGCTACCACACCCGTTTCACCCTCAATTAGAATCACCCTGGTTCTATTGAGCCAGGGTGCGGGTTTTTGCTTCTTCTTATTATTTGTAAAATCTCGGATTGCAATTACGATTCCATCTTCCACGGTACCGAGAGGTTGATTATGTTCACAACTTAAATCAATTCCCGTGTGAAAACCATATTTGCGCTTCGCTCCAAAACCTGATTGGTGATACTTGCCAATTGACAAGGACCAAAAACATCCTGGAAGCGGATTTGCCCATCGAGCACCTGTTCCCTCATTGGGGAGGTCGATATTATCTGTCATACTGTTTCTCTTTGAGGTGTGCGGAAAGAAACAATGTTTCTTTCTGCCGTTATTTTAACGACCTGCTCGTAACTCTCGTCTTCTGCTGCTATTTGAGCTTGTCGAATCTCCAAACCTATTTGGTTGGAAAATTTGTGTTTCCTGGAAATGTTTTTATTCTTCAATCCAAAGGTGGTTCCGTCTGGCCCACCCTTTAGATAAATAATGTGTTTGTGCATGACTTGACGTACACTTCTTATAAAAAGAAGCAGTACTCAAACTCGTCGCCTGACAAACCTCTAATAACGGATCATTTATCAGAATTTTGTATCTGTACAACACCATATTTTTTTAAGCGACGTTTCATCACCTTGATTGCTTCACTATTTGAGTCAACGAGGGTAGCTCTTCGTCCATGTTTTGCCGCAGCTTCTCCTGTGGTCCCAGACCCAGCAAAAAAATCTAATAATTCATCACCTGGGTTGGAATGTACTTTCACGATTCTCTCAATGATTGCCAGCGGCTTCTGCGTTGGGTATCCCGTTCGTTCTTTTCCGTTCGTAGGCACAATTGTATTCCACCAAACATCAGTTGGCGTTTTGCCTATTTTTGCCTTCTCGGGTCCTACAAGCCCAGGGGCCATATAAGGGATGCGATCAATCGCATCATAGTTGTAAGTATACCTTTTTGGGTCAATTACATACCAAAGAATGGTGTCATGTTTCGATGACCATTTTGATTTGGAACGACCCCCATAATCATAGGCCCAAATAATTTCATTCATGAAACTAGCTCTGCCAAAGATTTCATCACACATGACCTTTACATAGTGAATCTCGTGCCAGTCCAAATGGATGAAAAATGAACCCTCTTTGGTCAAGAGTCGTTTTGCTTCCACAATTCTAGGCTTCAGCCAGTCAAGGAAAGCCTTTCCTTTAAGCTTATCATTGAAGGACCCGTTATGGCTTTTGAAGGATTTACCGCAACCGTAAGGAGGGTCAAGGTAAATAAGGGGGAAGGAATTATCCTCAAAAGAACTGAGGATGTCCAAGTTATTGCCGAGATGAAGGTGTATTAAATTGCTCATAGGAATATCAGGTAACGGGTTGAAGCTCAGGGTGAATGAAGTTGTACAGGTTGTACAGTGGTGTGGGGCACCATTGAATCTTTAGTTTTGTTGACTGTCACAGTCCATTTTGGTGAAACCAAACAACATAAAGCCCATAAAAGCAAGCAGGTCAACAAAAGTCTGGCGCTGGCAGTGAAAACTTTATCATTTATTTGAACACTTTTTCAGAAAAGGTAGGGTTGATTTATATTTAATAGGGACCCAAAAAAAGGTTAGGAAAAAATGGCTATTAAAACTACAATTGATTCACGAGGCGTTGTTACAGAAACAATCGCTGGCTCAAACGACATTCTTGTCGTTGCAAATCGCACTGTCGAAAATGCAAC